GCGTTCCAGGAGCGCATCGAGAAGGTGGCCGACGGCGTCGTCCCCGCGTCGTACAGCGCGCGCGTCTCCCGCGCCGCGGCGTCGCTCGCGGTGGCGCGTCGCGCGCTCGCCGACGTCTCCAACGACATCCGCGCCTCCGCGGACGAGGACGACTCGTGACCGCACCGCTCATCCTCCGGGACCTCCTCGACGTCTCGCGGGCGATGGCCGAGGTCCACGCGCTCCGCGCGGCCGGGCGCGCCGACTCCGCCGACCGGCTGGAGCAGCGCATCCGCGCCGCGTGGGCGGAGACCCAGCGCAAGCGCCGCGGAGCAGCGCTCGCGCGTCGCCGGCGCGCCGCATGAAGCCGCTCCCGCAGCTCCGCGCGCTCGGGCTCTCCCCGGAGCAGGCCCGAGCCGCGACGTCGGCGGCCGCCACCGCGCTCTCCGCGGCTGGCGAAGCCGCCGCTGCGCGTGTGCTCGACGCGGTCGTGAGTCGGCGCGTCGTCTGGCGCGCGGACATCCGCGACGTCGTGGCCGACCCCGAGTGGCAGGCGCTCCGCGCGAGCTTCCTCGGGACGTGGAAGCGGACGCCGGCGGAGAACGTGCGCGTCCTCCGCGCGTACGTCGGCCCGATGACCGACTCTGCGCGCGTTCGTCGCGTGCTCAACTACCTCACCGGCTCCGGCTTCCGCCACGGAGCCATCCGACACCCCGACATCGACGCGCTCCTGTACGAGGTGCGCGAAGCCGCCGACCGGCTCCGGGAAGAGGAGCGCCGGCATGGGTGACCGGACGACGTTCACCGAGCGCAAGCGCGTGCTCGGGCTGCTCTCCGCCGACGCGCGAGCGCTGCTCCTCTCGCTGTACGAGCCGGGCGTCCGAGCGCGCGGCCTCGGCGAGATGTGCGTGTCGCTGGAGCCGACGCTCCCCGGCGTCCCCGTCGAGCCGAACGGACCCACCAGCGCGCCGTTCTTCCGCGGCTCGCGGACGACGCCGCGCCTCATCGACGAGGACCGCGCGCTCGCGGAGCGGATGAAGGCGTACGCGCGGAGCCTCCGCCCGACGAAGATGGCCCAGCGCTACGGCGAGGGCGGAGCGGTGCTCCCCGAGCTGGTCGAGCGCCCCGAGTGGGCCGCGGTCATCCAGCGCGTCCGCGCCGCGCTCGCGGAGCTGCTCACCCACGACGTCGTCCTCCAGCTTGAGGTCCGTTCCGGCCCCGAGCGGTGGACGCTCTCCGACAAGGGCCGGGACGTCGCGTTCTACCTGCGAGACGAGCGCCGCGATGACGACTGAGCTGCTACGCGACGCCTACGCGCGCCTCACGCCGGACGCCGCCGACATCCTTCGCGCGTGGAGTCTCCGCGGGCGTCGGACGCGCCACGGGCTCTCGACCTTCGACGTCTGGTTGGACGCGCGGCTCGCCGTCCAGCCCCACGAGGGCTTCCCGTACGGCGCGCTGCCGGCGAACGCGACGCCGCGAGAGCGCTGGGACGCCATTCACGCCCAGGTCCGCCCGCGCGTGCTCGCCGCGCTCGCGGTCCTCCAGACGCTCGACCTCGTCGTCCCCTGCTACCCCGGCTCGTGGACGGACCACTACGAACTCACCGACCTCGGCCACACCGTCGCGAGGATGACGTGACGCCGGACGGCTCAGGCTTCGCGCTCATGCTGCTCCTTCACGGCGGGTGGCCGCTGACCGAGCAGCAGGCGCGCGACATCGTTCTCCGGTACCTCATCGGCCCCGGCGTGCCCGTCGACGGCTCGCGCTTCTCCGTCGAGCGGATGCGCGCCGGACAGCGACACCGCATCATGCTCCGCAAGAAGCTCGGGGTTACCATGCTCACGGTCGGGGAGCTTCAGGAGCACGCGACGACGCTGACGCGCGCGGCGCTCGCGGAGCTGCTCCTCTTCGGCTACGCGACCGCGGAGGAACACCGCTCTCGTCGCGAGCCCGACGCCTACGCACCCTGGTTCTTGTACAAGAAGACGGACGCCGGACGGCGCGCGACCGCGGACATCGGGCCGTCGGCGGCGCTCTCGCGGCGCATGGCGGAGGAGGGATGGCCGTGACGACCGAATTCGACCTGGACGTGGAGCAGCTCGTTCAAGTCGTGCGGACGACGAAGCACTGGCGACGGGTGTACGTGCGCGACCTGGCCGACTGGGCGCGGCGACACTCGCGCTCGACGGAGGCGAGCGCCGACCCGGAGGCGTATGCCCGCGCTCTCGTCGCGGCCGCGATGCTCTCCGGGCGCTTGCGACAGCGCGAGGACGGCTCGCTGGCGGCAACCCCTCACGACTCGATACGGCTGGCCATCGACCCCGCGGTCCCGAAGGACCACGTGTACGTGTACGACGCGGGGACGTTGGAGCGCGCGCTCGCCGGCGCGAAGTTCAAGTGACCGCGACGAAAAAGCGCGGCCCGCGACGAACGGCCGCCCGCGGCCAAAAAGAGACGTCTCTGCCGGCCCCGTGGGCCGGTAAGAGGGGCGAAGAATGGAAGAGACGACGAAGGAAGGACTGGCGGCCGTGGTTGACGCGCTCGTGTGGAGCGACGTGACCTACATCCCGATGATGCTGGAGGAGCTTCCCTGGGAGGGTCTCGCGGTCGCGCGCGTGCCCACGTTCGGGCTCCGCGCGTGGGCGCTCTCGCTCGCGACGGTGTTCGCCGACGTGCTCGGGCGCGCGTTCGTCGCGAGCGACATCGAGCTGTACGCGGCGTGGTGCTGTCGCCAGCCCGACCCCGGCGAGGCTGCTCGCGCGCTCGCGTGTATCGCGCTGCTCGCCCCGACCGGGGCCGCGGAGCTGGCGCTGGTCGAGCACGTCGGTGGCCGGGACGCGCTGCTCGCTCCGTACACGAGCAGCTTCACCCCGCTCGCGTTGCAGTGAAGGCGTGGGGGCGCGCGCCGAACACGGGCTGGCCGTCGAAGCTGCTCGACGGCCCGTGGCTCCAGCCGTCGGGCGAAGAGGCCGTCCTCTTCGCGTACATGACGTGGCTGCGCGACCACCAGCTCAACCAGTTCGCGCAAGTCGCGCCCCCGCACCGGCAACCGAAGGGCGCGCGCCGCCGCTACGCGCGCGAGCGCTCGCGCGTGCTCTTCGTCCCGCTTTGGCTCGTCGGCGTCATGAAGGCGGCGCTCGACCTGCCGCGGGACCGCGCGTACGGGAACCTCGGGACGCGCGTGCGCTCCGTCGGACACGTCATCCATCGGCTCCGGGCGCTTCGTCCGGGGCGGCAGCGCGTCGACCTCGCCCGCGCCGCCATCAGCATCATCGGAATGGGGGCGTACGGCGAGGGCGACCCGATGGGGAAGGCCGATGACTTCATCCGCGCGCTGCGAGGGGACACCGGAACGGATTATGTGGGAGATGACCCCACGAAGCTGGCTCGGGCCGACCGCGCCTCCGGTGGAGGCCGGTGCGGACCGTGGTTTGATACCCTGGAGGAGTGACGCTCTCGTCTGGGCCGCGGGCTTCATACCCGGCGGGGCCCGGCCGTGGTTCGTCGGGACGCACATCGAGAGCCGCGCGGCTCTCTGTCCGGCGTGGGTAATGGCGTGCGCCGAGGCGCTCTGGCGGACGGCTCCGGTAAACGCCACGGAGCGCGTGGTGCGGTGGGCGATGGGACAGCCCGACCCGCCGGTGGCTGCTCGCGCCGTCGTTGCGGCGTACCAGCTTCGGCTACCCGAGAAGTGGGACGCCGTCGATGCCCTTCGCCTTCTCGACGTACTCATGGCAGACTTGGGAGACGCGCAAGGCAACTGCGCTCCCAATGCGTCTCGTAAGCACTGAACATCACATCCAGGCCCAGCGTTCCTACATCAGCGCCCGCATCGCGGCGCGCGCCGTCGCGAGAGAGGACGCGGCTACGTTCGCCGCGATGGTGCTCCGCGACGAGCAGACGAACAGGCGCATCACGCTCGCGCCCGTCCACAAGCGCTGGCATGAGCTATGGACGGAGCACGACCGGACGGTGTTCTGGGCGCACTACGAGGCCGGCAAGACCCAGCACGCCATCGCGCGCGTCCTCTGGGAGTTGGGCCGCAACCCGAACCTCCGCGTGGCCATCGTCTCCAAGACGGCGAGGCAGGCGCAGAAGATAATGCGCGCGCTCGCCCAGTACATCACGAAGAGCGAGGACCTGAAGGAGGTCTTCCCGCGGCTGAAGCCGGCGAAGGACCTCCCGTGGAATACGGAACAGATTAGCGTCGAGCGCGAGGTCATCTCGAAGGACCCGAGCGTCCAGGCCCTCGGAATCATGAAGGGCGCCGTCATGGGCTCGCGTATCGACATCGCCATCGTGGACGACGCGCTCGACTTGGAGAACACGTCGAGCGACGACAAGCGCAACGCGACCATCGCGTGGCTCCGCGCGCAGCTCTTCACGCGTATGACCGAGGACTCCAAGATGTGGTTCGTCGGCAACGCGTGGCACCCGAAGGACGCCATGCACCAGTTCGCGCGCGAGCCGCGGTTCATGGGCTTCCGCTTCCCCGTCTACGACGACACGAGCGGGGAGCGCGTCTACTCGTGGCCGGAGCGTTGGTCGCCGGAGCGCATCGCGCGCGAGCTGGAGACGCTCGGGCCGCTCGAAGGCCCGCGCCAGCTCTTCTGCAAGGCGTACGACGACAGCACCGCGCGTTTCCAGAAGGCGTGGCTGGACAAGTGCCTGGAGAACGGGCGCGGCTACCGCATGGTCCACTCCGTCGACGTGCTTCCCGAGGGCTACGCCATCTTCACCGGCGTCGACCTCTCGATGGGCGAGCACCCCGAGCGCGGGGACCTCACGAGCTTCTTCACGCTCATGCTCCACCCCGACGGTCGGCGGCAGCTCTTGAACATCGAGAGCGGACGCTGGCAGGGACCAGAGATTCTGGCGCGCATCGACGACCACGCGCGGCGCTACGGCGGCATCATCATCATCGAGAACAACCACGCGCAGCAGTACATCGTCCAGTTCGCCCAGCGCGCGCCGCGCGGGACCATCCGCGCGTTCCGCACGGGCAAGAACAAGGCTGACCCGCTCTTCGGCGTGGAGAGCCTCGCCATCGAGATGCAAGCGGGGAAGTGGATTATCCCGTCGAAGGGCGGCAAGCCCCTCAACCCCGAGGTCGACGCCTGGCTCCAGGACATGCTGTACTACGACCCGCGCTCCCACACCGGCGACCGGCTCATGGCGTGCTGGTTCGCGCGCGAGGGCGCCGCGTCCATCGAGCGCTCGCGCGCTCCGGGCGGCGGGGTCGGCGTGCGCGTGCTCGGCAAGGAGCGTCAGCAGCTCCCGACCGCCATCCCGGGCGCCGAACACGTCCACTGAGGCGGGAAGAGAGCGGCGTGAAGACTGTCTACGCCGACCGCAAGCGCTCCGCGTTCCTCGACGCCTACTCCGACGAGGAGCTGGCCGCGCAGGGACTTTTCCTCTCCAAGACTGCGATGGTGGACCGGCTCCTCCGCCCGCGGTGCGTCGCCGGCCTCGCGCCGGCGTGGGCCGCGACGCTCGTGGACCGGCTCACGCGCGTGTTCTTCGACCATCGCTCCCACAAGAACCTCTACGCGCTTGCGGTGCGGCTTCTCTCGCGCGAAGCGCTCGCGCTCGCCGCGCACGTCGTGCTGAACACCGTGCTCCCCGAGCTGGCCGACGGCCTCGGCTACGAAACGGACCTGGATTCGAGGCTCGAATACGCGCGCCGCCGCGACCGCGCGTGGGACGCGCTGGAGCAGCTTGCGTGGTCCAACGCGTGAGCCCGCGGCTGCTCTCGCCGAACGCGCGGGCGCTCGCCGCCCACCTCGCGCGCTTCGCGATGACGAAGGGTCTCACGCTCTCCGAGGCCGCGAACGTGCTCCTCCCCGCGGACCAGCAGGCGCGCGGCTACCGTCGCCCGACGCCGGAGGAGGCGGAGCGCGCCAAGGCGGCGCTCGCGGAGCTACTCGTGTTCGAGGTCGTCGTGGCGTGGCTCGGGACGCCGAAGGCGCCGCGCTCGACGGAGAACGCCATCTACAGGCTCGCGCCCGGATGGGGCGATATCGACTTTGCCGTTGACAGCGACGACGAAGCGGAGCACCCTGAGGGCATGACGTCGCGGCCATAGCACCGGAGAGCACCTCACCCACTACGTCGTCGTGCGAGCAGACCTGCCGCGCGGCATCCAGGCGGCGAACATCGTTCACGCCGCAGGTGAGAGCAGCCCCGGTGGCTTGCCGAGCGGGACGCATGCCGTCGTGCTGACCGTGCCCGACGAGCTGACGCTTCAGCGCGTCGCCGCGAAGCTCGCGGCGGCCAACGTCGCGTTCGTACGCATCGAGGAACCGGACGCGCCGTGGGACGGCGCGCTCATGGCGCTCGGGCTCGTCCCCGCGAGGAAGGAGGACGTGCGGCGGCTCTTGTCGTCGCTCCCGCTCCTGCGGTAGAAGTTCGCGGGCCTAGCTCAGTAGCAGAGCACTCCTCGGCGCTTGCGCTTCGGAGAGGTCGGGCGGTGCAATTCCCCCGGTCCGCACTACGCGCCCCTAGCTCAGTTGGCAGAGCACCCGGTGTATGGAATCGGGAGGTCGCAGGTTCAAACCCTGCGGGGCGCGCCACTCTCGTCTGGTACAGTCCCGGTCGTGGAGCCGGACCAGTTCGCGATGCTCTGCGTCATCGGGCTCGCCGTCTTCGGCGCGGTGGCGCTCATCCTGCTCGCGTACGTCGCGCTGGTGCTCGTCCGCGCGTTCGTGGACTGGGTCCGCTCGGGGCGCTGGCGGCGGGACCTCTGGCCGTGAGCGACCGCGACACGCTCCCGCCGTCGGAGCCGCGCGTCCAGTTCAGCGGCCTCGTCGAGGTCCGGCTCCGCTGCTCCGCGTGCGACGCGGTGCAGGTCTGGGCGCTGCCCGAGGACGTCGTGTTCGCACACGTCCGATATGGCCTTGCCTGCTACGCGTGTCGCTCTCCGGATATGCTGTTCTTCGACCAGAAGATGGTGTAGCCTAGCGGTGCGCGCGCTCGCGCTCCCCGGAGGTCTCTCGAATGGCTCTCAACTCCAAGACTCGCGTGGCCTCGCGCAATGCAGCGCTGGACGCGGCTCTCGACGTGCTCAACGGCGGCAAGCTGCGCATCTACGACGGCACCCAGCCGACGGATGCGGACACGGCCATCAGCTCTCAGGTCATGCTCGCGGAGCTGGCGCTGAGCGCCACCGCCTTCGCGGCGGCCTCGGGCGGGTCCAAGACGGCGAACGCCATCACCGCCGACTCCTCCGCCGACGCGACGGGGACGGCCACGTGGTTCTCGCTCCTCACGTCCGGCAACGTCCGCGTCATCGACGGCTCGGTGGGCACCGCGACCTCGAACCTCATCCTCAACTCCGTCGCCATCAGCGCGGGCGCGAACGTCTCGGTGACGTCGCTCTCCGTCTCGATGGCGGCCTGAACCGGAGCATCGCACCCATGGCGCTCAAGAAGGTCTACATCATCCGTCACCAGGCCGGCGGTGTCCTCATGGACAAGGTCTACGCTTCGCCGCCGACCGCGCTTGACCTGGAGAAGGTCCTCGCGGAGCAGGCGAAGCTCCACGGCCCCGTCTTCAAGAAGACCAACGAGCCGTGGTGGGCGAAGGTCCAGGAGGCGACCATCGACATCCCCGACGGCTTCGAGGTCTCCGACTTCGAGGACGCGCCCCCGCCTCCCGCGCCGGCGGAGAACGGCCTGGGCGGGGACAACGCCGCCGCGCTCCCGAAGCTCACGGTCAGCGGCACGGGCACCGTGACGCCGCCGGAGGGCGCGTGAGCTGCGTGCGGACGCCGCGCGAAGCCGCCACGGGGCTCGGCATCCTGCTCGTCCTCGCGGGGCTCGCGGTCATCGTCAACGCGCTGCTCTCGTCGGGCTGCTACCGCGATTGCGACCCCATCAAGGAGCCGAACACGTGCCCGTGCCCGCCGGGCGTGTGCGGCGACTACCCCCAAGCGAAGCCGAAGGACGCCGGCGCGGACGGCTGAACGCGCGGCGACGAGCATGAACGCCGCGACCAAGCACGCCATCGAGTGCGCGAGGCCGCTCCTGAAGAAGAGCGGCGCGACGGATGCGGAGGCCGACCTCCTTATCCGCTCGGCCCTCGAATGCCCGCCGCGCGGCGCTCGTCCCGACGAGGCCGTGAAGGCCATCTCGCTCGCGCTCTCGATGAACCCTCACATCAAGGAGCACCTCATCGACCTCGCGCACCTCCCGAAGGAGGACCGCGAGCGCGTCCAAGAGCTGGCCGCGTGGGAGCGCGAGAACATGCCGCGGTTCAACGTCGGCTTTCCGTTCTGCGTCGGGGAGCTGCGCGAGGCGCTCGACGTCCTGCTCCGCGCCCTCTGGCCCGACGCGCACCAGAGCTGCTTGGCCGGCGCGGTCATCGTCGGCGTCGTCACGCTTCGGGACCGCTGGGTGCTCAACCCGTTCGCCGTCGTGAAGTGCATGCGCGAGACGGCCGAGGCCGACCGCACGATGAGGTTGGGCCATGGCCGGTGAGGCGATTACCGACTACTCCAACCTCATCAACCTCGCGACGTCGTCTACGGCGGAGGTGCTGAACTTCTACAAGTCGGCACGCGTCGCGGGCGCGGCTCCGGGTACGCTCGTGGCGGGGCGCTGGGTCTCGCTCTGGCAGTACGACGGCAGCCCCGGCGCGGCCGCCTCGGCCGCTCCCGGAGCGAGCGCCGCGGTCACGAACGCGACGGCGGGCGCGCTCGCCCAAGCCGCTCCCGCGAGCGGCGCCAAGAAGCGGCTCGTGAGCTTCACGCTCTCGTCGCTCGTCGTCGGCACGTACGTCATCGCCGACCGCTACAACCAGCAGGGCAACCTGTCGGGAACGGTCATCACCGCGCAGACGGTGAACACGCCGGCGCTTCCCTCGCGCGCCCCGAGCGACGGCAAGGGCGTCGAGGCGGCCGCCGAGGTGTACACCCAGATTGGCGCGACGACGACGACCATCAAGCTGTCCTCGTACACCGACGACGCCGGCAACACGGCGCAGGTCGGCCCGCTCGTCGTCTTCGGGAACACCGGCTTCCGAGAGGCGCAGCGGCTCATCCCGCTCCCGGTACTCTCCGGGGACAAGGGGCTCCGCGCCATCGCCTCCGTCCAGGTCACCGCGACGACGGGCACCGCGGGCGCGTTCGGGCCGACGATGTTCAAGCGCATCGCGACGCTGCCGCTTTCGACCATCGGGGCCGGAGAGCAGTGGAATTGCATGTTGAAGGCCGGTGGCCCCGTCGACCTCGGCACGAACAGCGACGCGTGCCTGTTCATGATGCTGTACCCGAACACGACCACCGCGCCCGAGGTCTACGGCCAGGCGCTCTTCGTGGAGAAGTGACGATGGCGGCGCTGACGGACCTGGAGCTGGGCGTCCTCGAAGTCCTCCGCGACGGCGGAGCGGCGAACATCTCCGACCTCCCGTCCCTGCTCGCCGCGGTCCCGAAGGACACCGGCCAGTCGTCGTGGCGCGGCGTGAGTGAGGCAGACGCGCTGGAGGTCGTGACCGCGCTCGTCTCCTCCGGCTTCGCCGTGCTCATCGCTCCGGGCGTCGTCGGGTGGACGGGCATCGTGCCACCGGAGTGGGAGTGACCCGTGCCGTTCGTCTCCTACGCGGCGTACAAGGACGCGCGCGACTCCGCGTGGCAGCGTAACCCCTTCTCCAAGGCGTCGCTGACGACGGTGGCGGGGCGCCTCTACTCGTCCTGGCGGACCGCCGGCGACCCCGCGCAGGGCGGCCTCCCTGGCGCGACGGCCATCGCATACACGTCGGCGACGGCGGGCGCGCTCCAGGACCTCAACGGCAACCAGATGCGCGACAGCACGGGCGTCGCGCGCATCGTGAAGCTCGCGGTCCAGTTCGCCACCACGCCGGGCGCGGGGATGGTGCAGGTCTGCGACCGCATCAGCGGCATCAGCTCGCTCTCGGGCCTCACCACCGGCGTCATCACGACGAACACCGTCGCGCCGTCGCGGTACGCCGCTGGCGCGGAGAGCCGCGGCATCCTCGCCGCCGTCGAGATTTACACGGCCCTCGGCGCGACCGCGGGGACCGTGAACCTCAACAGCTACACCGACTCCGAAGGGACGACGGCGCAGGCCGGCCCCGCGGGCGGCGTCGTCATCGGCGGGACCGGCTTCACCGAGGTCGGGCGTCTCATTCTGCTCCCGCTCGCGGCGAACACGACGACGGCGCGCGGCGTGCGCTCCGTCGAGAGCATCAACCGCGTGACCGCGATGGCGAGCGCTGGCGACTACGGCGTCACCGTCTTCAAGCCGCTCGTGACCATCCCCGTCCACTCGCTTGGCCCGGCGAACACCGAGGAAGAGGGCGAGGGGATGGGCTATATCTTCCCGAAGGTTGTGGCGGGCGCTTGCCTGTTCTTCACCATCATGACGACGGCGACGAGCACGGGCATCATGCACGGCGAGGTCACGCAAGGCGAGGAGTAGCGGCCCATGTTCGGCATCGACGCGGGGAACCTGGGCTGGGACAACGGGGAGCGCGAATTCGGCCACGCGCCCGTCGAGCGTCCGGCATGGGAGGACGACCCGTCGCTGTACCCCATCAAGAGCGCTGGGATGGGCTTCGCGGCCATCCTCGACGCGAACGACAGCGCCCGCATCACCATCAACGGGGGCACCGTCCGAAAGTGGGAGTCCTCGGTCATCTCGCCGTGGAAGCCGTACGGGGACGCCGTGCCGCTGCGCTGGACGTTCCGCGGTTTCGTCTCCGAGGTCGCGTGCCCGACGATGGGCGGCGACACGACGCCGGCGGGCTCGTCCTACGTCTACTTCGGCGGCTCGCACCGGATGCGCTCCGGCATCTCCGCGGCCATCACCGAGGTCTACAACGCGGGTGCGTACGCCATCGGGGGTGGCATCGCGACGTGGCCGGCAACGAACACGACGCCGGGGTGGGACTTCACCCAGGGCACCGCGGGCAACCAGCCCACCGACGTCGGCGGCGCTCCGCGCGGCGACGGCGTGGACGACTACCTGGACGCGGCGGGCATCACCGTCGATGACCTCATGCAGACCACGGGCGTGGCCGGCACCGCCACGTTCCTCGTCTACCCGCTCGCGGCGCTCCCCGCGGTGCTCGGCACGAACACGGCGCAGTCGCCCTACTCCAATCCAGCCGTCTTCTCCGACGGGCTCGGGTACGTCGGCGTCCACGTCCACGACGCGGGCGTGACGTTCGGCGCGTACGACGGCGTGGGCCGCGACCTCGGTGGAGGCCCCAACGACGGCTGGCAGATGGTCACGGTGATGCCGCCGTCGTCCGTCATCGTGAACAACTACCTGCTCATCCAGATTCGATGGGACGGGACGGCGGGGACGATGGAGCTGCGCGTCGGGGACGCGGCGAGTGGAACGATGAGCGCGTGGTCGTCGGCGGCCTTCGGCGGCGTCCAGGTCACGACCGGCGTGCCGCGTCTCTTCGGCAATTACGCGCTCAGCGCGATGTTCGAGGGGTACATCTACGCCCACGAATACTACGCGGGCGTCCTCGAAGACGAGCGCGCTGACGAGCAGCTCCGCGACGTCCAGGCGCGCGTGGGCGTGAACTGCGGCGCGCCCTCGCTCGGCATCGCCGACGCGGAGAAGGCGCTGGCCCCCGACGGCTCCGGCTCGGTGGAAGGAACCATCGTCTGGACGGTGTCGCGGCTCGACACGTGGACGGTCGGCTCCACCCTCGGCTACGACGCGAAGGGCGTCTGGTCCACGAGCGCCTATTGGCTCGGCTTGAACGCGGTCCAGCAGAGCGGCGTCCCGAAGCACGCCTCCGCGTTCTTCGACGCCGGCGGCGCGGACGGGCGCGCGCTCTTCGTCAACACCGGCTTCAGCGAGTGGCACCTCACGACGCAGCGCCAGGACCGCGGCCGCCACAAGCTGCACAAGGACGGGGACCTCACGACGCTCCAGCAGTCGGCGGCGAACCTCGACGGGAACCCCAACGCCGGCGGCCAGTACATCTTTTTCGGCTACGGCGCGGGCGGCGCGGACTACATGCAGGGCGGCGTAGCGCTCTGGATGGTGGCCGCCACGACGGGCTGGGAGGACGCGCGCATCCGCGACGTGGACCGCTGGGCCATGGCGGAATTCGTCACGGCCGCCGCGGTCAACATCACGGGCACTGGCTCGCTCGCGCTCTCGCCGCTCTCGCTCTCCGCGAGCGGCCAGGTCCGCTTCATCGGCACCGCCACGCACACGCTCTCGTCACTCTCGTCGTCGGCGAACGGGGTCGAGACGTTCACCGGGACCGCGACGTGCGCGCTCCAGCCCCTCAGCGGCGCGGCCAGCGGGGCCGAGACGTTCACGGGCACCGCGACGCTCGCCGCCTCGCCGCTCAGCAGCTCCGCGACCGGCAGCGAGACGTTCTCCGGGACGTGCTCGCTCTCGCTCTCGTCGCTCTCGTCGTCGGGCTCCGGGCAGCTCCGCTTCACGGGTACGGGGACGTGCGCGCTCTCCCCGCTCAGCAGCTCCGCGACCGGCGCGGAGACGTTCTCGGGCTCGGCCACCCACGCGCTCCAGCCGTTCTCGTCGTCGGCCTCCGGCGTGAACACGCCGCCCCCGGTGACCGGGACGTGCTCGCTCGCCCTCTCGCCGCTCTCGTCCTCGGGGACCGCGCTCGAAACCTTCACCGGCACGTGTGCGCTGGCCCTCTCGTCCTTGTCGGGGACGGGCTCGGGCGCCGAGACCTTCTCCGGCTCCGCGACGCTCGCCGCCTCTCCGCTCGCGAGCAGCGCGAGCGGCAACGTGGCCAACCCGGTGACGGGAACGGCCACGCTCGCGTGCTCGCCGCTCTCGTCGTCCGCGAGCGGCATCGAGACCTTCTCCGGCTCCGCGACGCTCGCCGCGTCGTCGCTGTCTGCCGCCGCGACGGGCGCGGAGACGTTCTCGGGTACGTGCTCGCTCGACCTCCAACCGCTCGCGTCGACGGGCTCCGGCGTCGTCGCCAACCCGGTCACCGGGACCGCGTCGCTCACGTGCTCGCCGCTGTCCGCGAGCGCGGTCGCCATCGAGACGTTCACGGGAACGGCGTCGCTCGCGCTCTCGCCGCTCTCGTCCCAGGGCACCGGCGCGGAGACGTTCACCGGCACGGCGTCGCTCGCGCTGGCGCCGCTGCTCGGGGACGCGAGCGGCAACGTGGCCAATCCGGTGACCGGCACCGCGACCCTGGACCTCAAGTCCCTCGGCCTCGACGCGGTCGGGGCGTGGGGCGTGTCCGGCACCGCGACGTTGGCGCTCCAGGCGCTCTCGTCGTCCGGTGCGGGTGCCGAGACCTTCGCCGGGGCCGCTGCGCTCGACCTCCGGCCGCTCGACGCGAGCGCCACGGGCGCCGAGACGTTCACCGGAGCAGCCACCCTGGCGCTCTCGCCGCTCTCCGCCGAAGGCGCCGGCGGTCAGGGCGTCTTCTTCACGGGCACCGGCTCGCTCGCGCTCTCGCCGCTCGCGGCGACGGCTGCGGGAGAAGAAACCTTCTCTGGCGCGGCCAACTTGGCCCTCGCGCCCCTCAATTCCACGGCGGCCGCAGAGCAGCGCTTCACGGGCTCCGCGACCCTTGCGCTCCAGTCCCTCGCCGGCGAGGCGAGCGGCAACGCGCTCAACCCGGTCACGGGCACGGCCTCGCTTGCGCTCCAGCCGCTCGCGAGCACCGCGGCGGGCGCGGAGACGTTCTCGGGCGCGGCGGCGTTGTCGCTCTCGTCGCTCTCGCCGGCGGGTGTCGGAGGAAGCGCGGTCACCGGCACGGCCATCCTGGCGCTGTCGCCGCTCGACGTCTCCGGCTCGGGCGTGTACGTCCCGCCGCCGGTCACGGGCACCGCGACGCTCGCCCTCAGCCCGTTCGCCGGCCTCGCGTTCGCCCAGCAGCGCTTCACCGGCTCCGCGCAGCTCGCGCTCTCGTCGCTCGTCATCGACGGTGCGGCGTTCTACTTCACTGAGCCGCCGCCTCCGAAGCCGGGCGTGGCGCGCATCTTCGTCCAGCCCAAGGCGCGCGCTCGCGTCGTCCTCGGCGCGGTGGCGCTCGCGTCCGTCCTCGAAGCCGCGTCGAAGGCGCGCGCGAGCAGCGTCCTCGGCCCGACGGCGAAGGCGACGACGGCTCCGACTCCGAAGGGACGCGCGAAGCCCAAGGCGTGATACCATCGGCCCATGGCCGACTTCTCCATCAAGCGCAACGACCGGCGGCCGTACATCCGCATGTCGCTCGGCTACGACGACGGGAGCGCGGCCAACCTCGCGTTCGCGACCGGCGTGCGCTTTCTCATGCGCGAGTGCAAGACGGGGAAGCTCAAGGTCAGCGCGGCGGCCATCGTGGTCGACGCCGAGACCGGCCTCGTGGAGTACCAGTGGGCCGTCGGCGACACGAACACCCCCGGCAAGTACGACGTGGAGTGGGAAGTGACGTGGGGGGACGGCAAGCCCCAGACCTTCCCCGGCGAGGGGTACAACACCGTCGAGGTCACCGCCGACCTCGGCCCGTAGGTGTACCGTGGACGCCCCACCTATCTTCCGTCCGTCGGATTGGGTTCTGGCCGACGGAGGCCGCGGGCTCGCGAGCGACATCGTGGTCATCACGAGCGCGGCGGCGCACGAGCTGCGCGTGTTCGGCTTCCACCCCGACCCCGCGACGGAGGCCCACGGCTTCTCTGGCGCGTACCTCGCGCCGCGCTGGCTGCTCGAATTCGTCGGCGCCACCGTCCTACACGCGAACGTACGCCCGTACGGCCCGAGCGACCCCGTGGCGACCGCGCTCGCCGACGCGCTCGTGGAGCGCGCGGAGCGCGTCATCCAGCGGGGGCTCGACGACCCGGCGTGGGCGGCCGCGATGCTCGTCGCGCTCCAGGTCGGCGGGCTCCCCGCGGTCGCGCCGATGCTCGGGGGCCGATAGTGCCGCGCCGGTACTCCACCGTCCACGTCGCACGCGGAGCGACGGCACCCGAGGCGCTCTCCGCGCTGCTCGCCGACCTCGCCGCGACGGTCCCCGACGCGGACCCGGACACCGTGCTCGTCATCCAGGCGCGCGCGGAGCACGACGGCTCCGGCTTCGTCGCGACCGCGACGCTCTGGCGGTACGACCGGCTGCCGCCGGAGCTGGCGGAGACGGTACGGCCCCGCTAGCCCGGTACTGGGCTGAGCTTTTTCGCGCCGGATTCCTCAAGGAATCCGACCCCGTTGGGGTGTGAATAGAAAAAAGAGACTCGGAAGACTTGCAAGAGTACGAAGCCGGCCGTAAGCTCTCTGAACCGGCGCAAAGAACGCCGCGAAGGAGAAGACGACGATGGCCAAGCAGCGCACTCTGAAGAGCATCCAGTGGGGCGAGACGTTCCGCGTGGTGGGGTCCACCGACTCCCGCTGGCACGTCGCGAAGCACGGCGCGCTCAAGTGCGGCCAGGGCTACGTCCGCATCACGACGACGTCGACGGCGCGCGAGATTGGCCAGCCGGAGCACGTCGTCAACATGCACGGCTCGACGCCGGTGGAGGTCCAGTGAGCGCCGCAGTCAAGGCAGCGTTCCGCGCGTGGTGCGCGCGGATGGGGTACAAGCCCGTGCTCTCCGTCCACGCGCTCTCGCCCGTCGGCGTCGCGGCGCTCCGCTGCCGCAAGGGCTCCTACTCCGTCGAGGTGTCGACGGAGTTGGCGCCGTCGCAGGAGGCCGTCCGCGCGTCCGGCGCCACGCACGGCTACGCGTACCCGCTCCTCAACAAGCCCGAAGCGGCCGCGCTCGCGTTCTTCGGAGGTGCGTCGTGAAGCCGAAACTGCGCGCCTTCGTCGTCTGCGCGGAGTGGAACGGCAACCCGTTCACGCGGGAGCTGCTCGACGTCGACGCCGCGAACGAAGCCGAAGCCCGCCGCATCGCGCAGCGCACGATGGACGACGACTACGAACCCGGCGGCGTCATCGTCGGCGTCGAGGAGCGTCGCCCCGACGGTGGCTGGAACGTCTCGTCCTTCACGTTCCCGGTGGACTCCCATGGGTGACACCGACCGGCCGCCGTGCTTGCCGCACGTCTGCGCCTGCGGCGCGACGTACACGGCTGAAGAGTGGTGGGCGCTCCCGTTCCCCGCGAGCGGCATCGACCTCTGGGATGACGGCGTCGTCGCGCTCCGGCTCCGCAACTGCCGGAAGTGCGGGACGACGTTCGCGCAGGTGCTCCCGGAGAGCGCCGCGGCGCTCGTCGTCCAGGCCGTAGCAGCCTCGCCGTTCAGGCACCTGGGCGTCGAGGAGCCGGCGCTCGTGTCCCGTCTCCGGGACATCTACGGGCTGGAGCCGCGCGACGTCCGCGCTGGGCTCGCGCTCGCGGTGCTCGACGGCCGGCTCAGCCCGACGACTCCGCGCCGCGCGGACGTTCCGCCGAACGTGCTGGCGTACGTCTTCGTGCGGCAGAATCCCCGCTAGTTTCGACCAATTACCAAGAATCGACCGCGGAAGACTTGCAAGAGTCGGAAGAATCCGTATGCTCTATTGGGTCGGCGCGAAGACGCCGCAAAGGAGCCCAACGATGAAGACCCGCGAGCAGCTCATCCAGGAAGCCAACGACGCCGTCTCCGCGTTCCCGCAGTACCGCGGCCGCTTCGACGGCATGCAGGTCGGCGTCGCGAAGCGCGATGTCACGACGAAGCTCGGGCTGGCGGTCGCCAAGGGCGAGCGCGTCCTGTTCGAGCGCAATGAGCGCGACGGGGACACGTTCTGGAGCGCGCGCAACGCGTGCCTCACCGGCGTCCCCCGCGGCTACATCGTCGAGGCGTTCGACGCCGTCGAGGTCGCGTACCGCGTTCCCGGCAAGGCGCCGCGCCGCCGCGTGCTCAAGACGCAGCGCGCGATGGACGCGTTCCTCGCGAAGCTCTCCGACGACGGCGGCGAGGTGCTCGCGTACGCGAAGCCGGAGGGCTCGTCGTGAGCGACATCGTCGGGCCGGCGGCGCGCATCGTCGCGCAGATGCTCGCGGCGCTCCGCGCTCGTCCGGAGTACCACTTCACGCGGCGCGAATGCACCGGGTGCGGGATGCCCGTCGAGCGCGGGCGCTTCGCCGACCACGTGAAGACGAAGCGGTGCCAGCAGGCAACGGCCGTCAAGCGGCTCAAGGCTGCTCGGTGGTCGTCGTCGTGGAGCGCGCGGTCGAAGCTGCGGGCGCTCGGCCTCCCGTTCATCGACTGGCCGACGGTGAAGGACTCGCGCGGCTCGCTCACCGACGACGGATGGGCGCCCGAGTGGGCGGCGTGGTTCGCGCGCGAGTGGCCGATGGTGAAGCCGGACCTGGCCGACGTCCGCGCGGGCCGCTGCGACAGCTCGGAGGTCCCGAAGGACCAGGCGTCGATGCGGCTCTTCCTGGAGCGCGCGATGGCCGACGTGACGACGATGAAGGCGCTGCTCGCCGTCTTCGACATGTACCCCGTCGACGAGGATGAATCGTGTAGCGTCCGGCGCGACGCGAACAAGCGCCGCGTCGACGCCATCGCGCTGCTCGCGCGCGAAGTCTTCGCGCCGCCGACTCCGCCGGAGCAGGAGTGGCAGCTCACCGTCCTCTCGCGCTTCGACGAGGTGCGGTGATGGCCGTCCCCACCGTCAAGAAGCCGCCGGCGGCGCTGTCGGATGCCGAGGTCGAAGCGTCGCTCCCCGAGGGCGTGCGCTCCGACCACAACAGCCCTCCGCCGGGCTGGAAGCCGTTTCCGTACCCCATCCCGAAGACGGCCGCGGAGGCCGAGGCCGCCGGATGGCGCGTCGCGGGTCCGCTGCTCTCCGGCCCGAACAGCGGCATCAGCTCCGCCGTCGAGCACATATGGACCGCGCTCGTGTGCGCGCCGCCGTTCTCGGACACGCTCCCGCTCCGCATCGTCTGGTTCCGGGCGCCGGGCTGGTACGAGAAGGACCTGGGCCGCGACGCGCGCGGACGACGCCGGACGCGCAAGTACAAGGTCAGCGCGGAGAGCGTCTGCCGGCTCGTGAAGCGGCGCTACGGGGACCGGCTCCTCTGGGCGCAGCGCGCGTTCGGGCTCCGGCGCTTCGGCGACGCACGCACGAGCGTCCACTATCGGCTCCCGCCGCACGTCTACGACGCATGGAGCTTCGTCGTGCGCTTTCTCCGCGTCGGCAGCGCGGAGCAGCGCGCGCTGGGCGCGGAGGCGGCGCTGTACGCGCACACGTACGGCCCCGACGCGCTCCGGACGCTCCAGAGCACGATGGACCTCGAAGGCCCCGGCGGCGTCCGTACGCTGCTCCTCACGTGGTGGAGGTTCACGTGAACGTCGTCACTCCCCGAGGGCTCCGGCGCGGCGTCATGCAGCCGTGGAGCGAGCCGCACGACGTCCCCTTCACGAAGGACGCCGTGTACCCCTTCCCCGCCGACTACTACGCGCGCCGGACGCCGCGCGGAGAGCGCCAGTTGAAGTGCCTCGTGTGCGACCGCGTCCTCCTCGAACGCGGATGGGAGGCGCACGTCGAGACGTACCACCACCGCGCCGGCGTCTTCGCGCGAGACGCGCGCCGCCGCGGGCTTCGGCTTCTCGGGCCGTTCGCGCCGGAGTCGTCGCGGTACGAGGAGTGGCGCGTCGAGGCGTGGATGGACTTGCTGCTCCGCGGCCGCGTGCGCATCGAGCTGCTCCCGACGCGGACGGCCTTTGGCCGCCGACGCCCGGGGAAGGCGCCCGACCGGCGCGCGGTCTGGGTCCCGTTCTGGGCCTACAAGCTGCTCGACGGCTCCGGGTACGAGCGCGAAGAGCGCCCGGACATGGTCGGCGGGCCGCTCGTGACGCTGCTCCGGTGGGGGTCGCGCGACGACGAGACGGGCGCGGCGCTTCTCGCGCTCGCGAAGCTCGTGAACGGGCCGGATGAGTACCGCCAGAAGGTGGTTGAACTCTACGAATCCATACACCTAATTCCGGCTGGCCGAAAAAAGAGATTCGGAAGACTTGCAAGAGTACGAAGCCGGAATTAGGCTTCTCTGTACGGCCCGAAGCGGCCGCAAAGGAGAGCCCGATGCCCGTTCCCGTCAGCCACGTTCGCGTCTCGACCAGCCAGTATCGCGCCGCCCACGGCCGCGAGCCCCGCGGCGAGGGGCTCTGGGTCTTCCAGTTCGCCGGCGAGAGCGTCACCCGCAGCTTCTACGGCTCCTTCCCCGAGGCGCGCCGCGAGGCGACCCGCGCCGCTGCCCGCTACGGCGTCCGCTCGGTGGAGGTGTGCTCGTGAGCGGCGGGTACGAGAACGCGCCCGCGACGAAGCTCGTCGCGACGTTCTGCGCTTGCTGCTCGCGGCCGCTGGTCGACGCGCTCTCCGTCGAGACGGGCGTTGGCCCCGAGTGCCGCAAGAAGCACGGCTTCACCCAGCCCGACGTCGCGGTGGACGTCGTCGCGGTCGTCTCGGCGCTCGCCGCGACGCTCCCCGTCGACGTCTACATGGAGCTGACCGCGAAGGCGGCGCTCAGCACGGAGGCGCGCGCTTGCGCGAACGTGCTCGTGTACCGCATCGCGTGCGAGCAGGACGGGCCGCTCGTCGCCGCGTACGTCGCCGCGCTCGACAAGCTGGGCTTCAAGAAGCTCGCGGAGCGCATCGCGCGCCGCATCGGCAAGGTCGAGGTCTTCGAGGACGGCTCCGGCTTCTGGGTCGTGAAGACGCCGTTCAACGAGACGTTCGTGTCGCTCGTGCGCGGGCTCCCCGGCCGCCGCTACGACGCGGAGAAGAAGGCCAACCGCATCCCCGTCCCGCAGCTCCCGAGCGAGAAGACGCGCGTGCGCCAGATGCTCTGGGGCGCGCTCAAGCGCTCCTTCCGCGCCGGCACGGTCGTCTACGGGGACCGCGGCGTCGCGGTGCTCTGACCGCGCTGCTCGCCGCTCCGGCCCACCGTGCTTCGGCGCGGTGGGCATTCGGCGTCAGAGGACCCCACGAATGCCTACCTATGCCGACCGCCTGAACGCCATCGCCGACGAGCTGGAGACGCTCGCGGCCGGCCTGAACACCCATTCGACGGAGTGCGGGAGCTGCGGCTCGCATCGCTTCGACGCGTACGAGGAGGAGCTGGCCGCGAGGAAGCTGCTCGGCTACGCCGACTCCCTCCGCGGGCTCCGCGACACGCGCACCGGCCGCAAGAAGGACGGGCCGCTCGCGGCGTTCCTCTCGCGCGAGGCGCCCACCGACCGCGCGAACGCGAAGTGGGACGCGCTCTGGGCGCGGCTCGACGCCGGGGACGACATGCTCGCCGTGGCGGAGGACGTCGAGGGGCTCATCCTGAACAACGAGCACACCGCGCCGCGCGCTGCTCGCGTGCTCGCGCGCATCAATCCGTGGCTCCGGGAGCAGGGCATCGCGCCGGGCCGCCGGACGCTCCAGGACGTGCGCCGGTCGCGCTCGACGTCGCCGGCTCCTCCGTCCAGGGAATAACGGCTCAGCCGTTGCCGTCCATCGGTCGGAGGACACCTATGCGCACCTACATCGCCATCGCTCTCGCCGCCGCGCTCGTCGCGTGCGGCTCGGACAAGACGGGCTCCACGGGCTCCGCGACGACGCTCGCGGCTCCGACGTGCGAGCCGCAGAACACGCCGCCGGGTGCCGTCGCGAGCGGCCCGGCCGGCCCCGAGGGGCCGATGGGACCGCCAGGCCCTCCGGGACCGCCAGGCCCTCCGGGAAAGGACGGCGCGGCCGCAGAGAAGGGAGACCCCGGAGACCCGGGACCGGCCGGCCCGATGGGTCCGGTGGGGCCGATGGGTCCTCCCGGTCCGCCCGGTGCTCCGGGACCGATGGGTCCGGCGGGCGCCGACGGCACGCAGGTGACTCGCGCGACGGTGTACACCGTCAACTCGCCGTCTCCGGCGTTCACGCAGGCCGGCTTCGCCGACGTCTACGCGACGTGCCTCAGCAACAAGGACGTCCTGCTCGCCGGCTCGTGCGCGACGAGCAATCCCTTCACACTCCCGGTCACGTCGGGCACGTTCTACAACGACGGCGTGAACATGGGCGTCCGCCAGGCATTCCGCTGCCAGGCGCAGCACACCGCGGCGGGGGACTCGGTCATCCTCACCGCCATCGCGCGCTGCCTCCAAGTCCCGTAAAGCGCGAGCAGCGCGCGGGAAGAGACTCGCATGAGCGACATCCCGGACATCACCGTCGAGCAGCTCCGCGCGCGCTTCGACTGGAAGAAGGTCGAGGCGCCCAAGACGCGGCGCCCGAAGTTCAACGGGGAGGAGCTGCTCGGCTACTACGGCGGCCGGACGCTCCGCAACGGCCGCTTCGGCCAGTACGAGGTCGCGCTCATCCACGTCCCGAAGCGCGGCTCCTTCATGCTCTCCGGCGTCCGCCTGATGCAGCTCATCGACGCGGCGCTCATCAGCGAAGGACACCCCATCCGCGTCGTCTGGGGCGGGACGGTGCCCATTCGCGGCTCCGACCCGGAGGACAAGAAGTACATGAAGATGTACGAGGTGTACGTGGCCGACGGCGAGGTCCTTGAGCAGGCGTTCGTCTCCGCGGCGACACGGCTCGCGGAGCGCGGCCAGTAATGCCCTGGCCGCTGCTCCGGGGAATCGACGCGACCGCCATCCGACAGAGCGCGAAGCAGGAGGCCGCGACGACGGAGATGGACCGCCTCGTCGGCGTCGTCGGCGGGGACGCGCGCCTGAACCAGCTCGCCACCGCGCTGCTCCGCCGCATCATCGCGAAGCAGAACGGCGTGACCGCGGAGTACCTCGCCAAGCGCTTCGCTCGCGACGCGAGCGGCGACGAGGTGCGCGCGGCGCTCTTCGTCCTCCAGTCGGCGGGGTCCGTCGCGACGTTCCAGGACGCCGGTGAGACGTGGTACGTCGGCGGGCCTATCGCGAAGCGGCTCGGGTTCCTCTAGCGCTCGCGGAGCCCGCCGGGCGCGCGGTACGCTTCGAGGCTTGAAGCGCATCTACACGACGTGCCGCGACCTCGCCCTCAAGCTCCAGGATGCCGGCGTCCCCGTCGAGCATCGGCGCGAAGGCCGCGTCCTCCAGTTCTGGTACCCCGCGTGGGCCGGTCGCGCCCAGCAGCTCATCAAAGCCGCCGGCATCCCTGCTCCGTCGCGCCGCGCGGTGCTCGCGGCGCTCGCCCACGACGCCGACCGGCGCGCGGCGCTGGAGGCGCTCGACGCCGCCGGCGCGGCCGACCGCGTGCGGCTCTTCCTGCTCTCGCTCGCGTGATACGCTGGCGGCCATGTCCGCCACGTACGACTTCATCCAGGCCCGCAACTTCACGCCGGCGGCGCGCCAGCGCATCGACCTCATCGTTATCCACACGATGGAGGCGCCGGAGAAACCGGGGACGGCGCGGAACGTCGCGCGGTGGTTCGCCGGCAAGGACGCGCCGCGCGCGAGCGCCCACTACTGCATCGACGACCGCGAGGTCATCCAGTGCGTGAAGGACACCGACGTCGCGTGGCACGCGCCCGGCGCGAACAGCAACGGCATCGGCCTCGAACACGCGGGCTACGCGCGGCAAAAGCCGGAGGACTGGCTCGACGCGTACTCCCTCGCGGTGCTGGAGCACTCGGCGGTCATCGCCGCGCAGCTCGTCCTGAAGTGGGACATCCCCGTGTGCAAGCTCACGCCGGAGCAGCTCCAGATGGGCCAGCGCGGCTTCTGCGGGCACAAGGACGTGACCGACGCCTTCAACAAGGGGCACGGCCACTGGGACCCCGGCCCGCACTTCCCGTGGGAGCGGTACCTCACGCGCGTCGGTGAACTGACGATGGCTTCGGAGTCTCTCTCCAGGTAGAGTGCGCTCATGCACCGCGTCCGCCTCTTCGTCCTCCCGTACGGCGCAGCCCCGAACGTCGCGGCCGTCGAGGAGCCCGGCTTCGACATCCCGACGATGGGAGACGACGAAGCGCGCGCGGAGATTCGCTCGCGGCTCGTCGCGCGCGGCTTCACCGTCCGCGCCGTCTCCGCGAGCGCCGGAGACGCGGGCGCCGCCCAGCCCTACGTCGCCACCGTCGTCGCGCCGAAGCCGGAGGCGTCGTGACCGCGGCCGCGCTCCCCGGAGACGCGCTCCTCCAGCCCGAGGAGTTGCGGAAGCGCATCGAGCAGATGACCGAGGGCCGCGAGGCCATCGTGAAGCTCCACGTCCTCGGCCGCGACGCCGACCGCGCCGGCGTGATGAAGGACGCCGGCCCCGACGGCATCATGGAGTCCAACGCGCTCCCGACCGTCGACGACGTGGAAAAGCGCTTCGCCAACGCCGGAGCGCTGGAGCCGCCGTACAACCCGAGCACGCTCACCGCGCTCGTGGAGCATTCCAGCGCGCTGCGCCCGAACGTCGACGCGTACGTGACGAACATCGACGGCTTCGGCCACCGTTTCGAGCCCATCATTGACCTCGACGCGCCCGACGCGCGGCTCCGTGTCGCTCGCGTCATCGAGCTGGAGCGGGAGGCCGCGCTCGCCGACCCGACGGTCACCGCCGAGCAGGCCGCCACGCTCGTCACGATGGTCGACCCGAACGGGGACGAGGTCACCGCTCGGATGCAGGAGATGGCGGAGTCGATGCGCGCGGAGAAGGCGCGCGTGGAACAGTTCTTCAACTTCTGTTGCGAGGACCTCTCCTTCGTCGCGCTCCGTCGCCGGCTCCGCCAGGACCTCGAAGTCATCGGCAACGGCTACCTCGAAGTCCTCCGCAACGGGCTCGGGGAGGTCGCGGAGTTCACCTACCTGCCGGCGTTCACGATGCGGCTCATGCCGCAGGACACGAGCCCGACGGAAGTGACGCTCAAGGTGAAGGCCACCGAGGTTACCTACGTCAAGAAGCCCAAGCGCAAGAAGTTTCGCCGCTTCGTCCAGGTGTTCGAGCAGTCCACCGTGTTCTTCAAGGAGTATGGGGACCCGCGCGTCATCTCGTCCAAGACGGGCAAGGTGTACGAGAGCGTCGACGTCCTCAAGGCGGCGGAGGAAGGCGTCTCGCCGGCCACCGAGGTGCTCCACTTCAAGGTCCACTCGCCGCGCTCGTCGTACGGCGTGCCGCGCTGGATTGGCGTGCTCCTCGCGGTGCTCGGCTCGCGCCAGGCCGAAGAGGTCAACTACCTGTACTTTGAGAACAAGAGCGTCCCGCCGCTCGCGTGTCTCGTCTCCGGCGGCCGGATGACCGAAGAGTCGGTGAAGCGGCTGGAGAGCTACATCGAGACGGAAATCAAGGGGAAGAAAAACTTTCACAAGATGCTCATCATCGAGGCGGTGAGCGACGGAGCGGCGAACGCGCTCACGGGCGCCGCCGCGCAGGCGAAGGTGGAGCTGAAGCCGCTCACGGAGGCCCAGAACAAGGACGGCCTCTTCATGGACTACGACGAGCGGAACACGGACAAGGTCGGCATGGCCTTCCGGATGCCGCGCCTGCTCCGCGGAGACATCCGCGACTTCAACCGTGCGACGGCGGAGGCCGCTCTCGAATTCGCGGAGCAGCAGGTGTTCAGCCCCGAGCGCGAGGACTTCGACTTCCTCATCAACCGCAAGCTCTTCTCCGACCTCGGCATCCGTTACTGGAAGTTCGTCTCCAACGCTCCGTCGATGACGGACCCGCAGCAGCTCGCGACCATCATCCAGCTCCTCGCCGACGCGAGCGTCATCACGCCCGAGGAGGCGCGACAGATTGCCGAAAAGGTCTTCAACAAGGAGCTGAAGACGCTCGACGCCGCGTGGGTGAAGCAGCCCGTTCAGCTCACGCTCGCCGGCATCCCGGTCGAGGAGAACGGGGAGCTGCGCGGCCCGTGGGTCGGCGGCGAAGCGGACGAGCTGGTCCCCGACGACGCCGCGGCGCAGAGCATCCTCACGCCGACCGCGATGGGCAACGTCGTCACGGTCAACGAGGCGCGCGCGGCGGCCGGCCTCGGCCCGAAGCTGCTCCCGGACGGCTCGCCGGACCCGACCGGCGAGATGACCGTGTCGCAGTACATGTACAGCGGTGGCTTCGGCGGCTTCCCGCCGCCGGCCGGGGGCCTCCCGCCGACCGCGGGGATGGCTGGCGCCATCGCGGCGCGCCACCCCTACGCGACCGCCGCGCAGCCCGTCGCGACGCCGAAGAGCGACGACGGCGGCCCGAACCTCGGCGCGAACAACGTCCCCGACGTCGGTGGGACGCTCGCCGGGGCCGACCTCGCCCAGGCCGGCGGCCTCCAGCCCGCGCAGGGCAAGCGCCCGAAGTTCAGGCGCCTCCGTCCGTCGCTCGCCGACAAGGCGCGCGCGCTGCTCCAGGTCCGTAACGCGCTGCTCGCGGAGGAGTCGAAGCAGGCTCGCGCGGAGTTCATGGCCGCGAAGCGCGCGGAGATGAGCCCCGAGGCGCGCGTGCGCGCGGCGAAGAGCCTCCTGGCCGACCCCGGCGTCCTCGCGGCCATCTCCGATGACGAGCCCCGCGGCTGACCTCTACGTCGCGGGCGCCGAAGCGGCGGAGGACGTGCTCAAGCGCGTCTTCCTCGTCGACGTCCGCAAGGCGCTCGACCCGCTCGACCCCGGCGACTTCCTCGTCATCATCAAGCGGCTCCAGGACGCGCTGCTCGGGCTCACCGGCCCCGCCGAAGCCGCTGCGATGGCGCGCGCTCTCGACGCGCTCGACATCGACTGGACGACGGCATCGGCAGAGAAGCAGGAAGCGGTCATGCGCGCGGCCAACCGCGCGCTCCAAGACACTCCCAAGGCGGTGCTCCCCGCCATCCAGACCACGTTCAAGGGCGCGTACACGCGCGTGGCCGGCGGCGCGCGCACGAGCGCCAAGGCGACGTTCGGGCTCGACGTGAACGCGAGCCTCACCGTCACGGACAAGAAGGTGGCCGCGCACGCCGCGAAGGCCCAGGCGCACTACGTCCGCGACGAATACGGGGCGCGCGCGGACAAGGCGAGCGAGCTGGCTCGGAAAGTCGTGGCCGAGGGTCTCAAGAACGGCCTCGGCCGCGTCGAGATTGGCGGCGAGATTGAAGCCGCGCTCGTGAAGATGAACGTGAACCGCTCGCGGGCCTACTACAACATGGTCAGCAGCGTGTACGCGGGGCGCGCGCGGCAGTTCGGCTCTCTCCGCGCGTACGAGGACGCGGGCATCGAGCGGTACATGTTCGAGGCCGTGTTGGATGAGGTCACGAGCCTCCAGTGCCGCTTCATGCACGGCCGCACGTTCGACGTCGTGAACGACCTGAAGCGGTACAAGAAGGTGGCCGCGTCGAGCGACCCCGAGGACGTCCGCTTCATCCAGCCGTGGGTGAACGTCGGCAAGGACGAGAACGGCGTGGAGTACCTCTACACGAAGAACCGGGACGGCTCGCGCGACCGCCTCGCCGACGTCGTGGATAACGCGGTCGGCAATCTCGACGACACCGGCTCGTTCAACACGCGCCTCTCCGACGCGCAGCTCCAGGCGAAGGGCTGCACCTGCCCACCGCTGCACGGCAACTGCCGCTCGACCATCCTCCCGCTCGTGTGAAGGGGATACCGATTCTCTCACGCACGTGATACCGTGCGCAGCATGCACGAACGCGGTGAGGTCGTCCGCTCGCTCGTCTCCGGTCCCGACTTCGGGCGCATCGTCGTCGCGGTCGTCGCGAGCGTGGAGCTGTCGTTCCTCGACGGCGCGCGCACGACGCGGAGCGAGATTCGGCGGCGCACGGACATGTGCTGGGACCTCGTGAAGCGCCTCCGCGGTGACCTGAAGTGGTCCGTGCCGAAGATTCTCGACCACCTCACCGCGTATCTCCGATGCGAGCTGGACGGCATCCCGTACAACCCCGAGGCTACGGGGAACGTCTGGACGCCGGACACGCTCGCGGAGAACGCCGCGGCTTTGACCGGGCGCGGCTGAGCCTGTACCTTCACCGACGAACAGGAGAACCGACATGACCATGGCCGCCCCCACCGCTCACGCTGCTCCGCCTCCGCCCGCCGCTGGCGGTGCTCCGCCTCCGGCCGCGCCGCCCGCTCCCGGAGCCGCGACGGGCGCCGGGCCGGTGGCCGCGCTCCAGCAGGCCGCGACCAAGCTCCAGGCCCTCATCCAGGCCGCGACCGCGAACGGCGGCGCGCTCCCGCCGACGGCCGCGACGGAGGTGCCCGCCATCATCGCCGCGCTCCAGGGCGCGGTCCCCGCTGGCGCCGGCGCTCCGGCGCCCGCTGCTCCGCCGGCCGGCGCCGCTCCGGGCGGCCCGCTGAAGCCGCCCCCGCCGGGCGTCGGCAAGGCCGAGGGCGAGGTCCAGAAGATGGAGCTGGACGAGTTCACCGCCATCAAGGTGACGCTCGACGCCGCGCGCGAGCGGCTCTGGGGCGTGTCCGACGCGCTCCGCGAGGGTGACACCGACAAGGCCAAGACGGAGCTGAAGGGCGTCGTGTCGATGCTCTCCGGCCTCAAGGGAGACGCGATGAAGAGCACGGAAGTGAAGATGGACAAGGCGCTCTTCGCGTCCTGGACGGCCTCCCAGTTCGAGGCCATCAAGGCGGACGACGAGGAGACGGCGAAGGCTCGCCTCGCGTGCGTCAAGCGCGTGACCGCCATCGCGAAGGCGTCGTGGGAGGCCCAGAAGGAGGGCACCGCGCCGTTCACCGTCGAGATGGAGGCTGCGTTCGCGCCGCTCCCGGAGAAGACGATGGGCGACCTCACCGCGACGAAGGACCAGAGCGAGAAGGAGACCCCCGCGGCCAAGGACAAGGTCGACGGCCAGGGCTCCTTCGCGCAGAACCTCGGCGAGGTCATCAAGGACGTCCAGTCGGCGCTCTCGCTGACCGAGCAGCCCGGCCCGAACGCCGCGAACATGGCGTTCAGCAACCCGCCGGCTCCCGCGAAGGACCCGACGGCGAAGAGCGACACGACCAAGACGGAGAAGGCCGACCCCAACGCGCCCTTCGTCTGGCCGATGGACATGAACGACCCCGAGCCCGGCCTCCCGTTCGAGGAGAAGGCCGAGCCGGCGAAGCGCCCCGCGGACGCCGACGACGGCTGGGGGCGCGACCCCTGGGCGACGAAGTGACGTGACCCCGAGCCGAGGAGCTTCCCGATGACGACGAAGCGCACGAAGACGAAGAAGGCCGCCGCGGGCACGACCACGTCGCCCGCGACGAAGCCGTCCACCCTCGTCCCGGCTCCCTACTCCGGCTTCGCGCCGGAGGCGGGGACGAAGCCGTGCGGCCCGCTCGTCGCGTCGAAGCTCCTCGGCAACGAGGTCTGGGAATTCGACCTCACCGGCATCCCGAAGGGGCTCGCGAAGACGCTGCCCATCGCGGTGTCGCTCGGCACGCGCGCCTACCCGGTGCGCCAGACGGAGCGCCTCCACACGGAGAAGTTCCAGGCGACGGTCACGCCGGGCATCGCCACCGCCGACTTCCGTGAGTTCTTCCTCGCGAAGGGCTCCGAATGTAACGGCACCCTCCAGCTCAAGCGGCGCGCCGACGGCTGGGTGGCCTCGATGGCCAAGAGCCTCGTGCCCTACGTGCTCACGAAGCAGGCCGTGGACGCCGGCGTCATGCCGCCCGAGGGCTGCTCCGCGCTCCCGCCGTCGCTGGAAGCCGTCGTCCCCTACGCGCTCCGATACTGGACGCTCAAGGGCGACGACGCGCGCCGCGTCCGGGACGCGCTCGTCTCCATGGAGCTGTTCGCGGAGCCGCTCGTGAAGATGGTCGACGGTGAGCACCGCCTCTGCGTGTCGAAGCTGTACCTGTACGAGCCGACCGAGGAGGAGCTGGCCAAGACGGAATTCGGGCTCCCCGACCCCGGGCCGACGTTCCCGGGCTACGCGTTCAAGTGCGAGCGGTGCGACGAGCCCGCGAGCCGCGCGCTGGAGCTGCTCGCCGACGCGGTCACGAAGCGCGTCGAGCGCGAGCTGGTCTGCGGCGACTGCGCGACGAAGGCGCTCGTGTCCGCCGACGAGCCTCTCCCCGTCGTGAAGGCGACGAGCGTGGAGGAAGCGTTCGCGGCGAACGAGGACAGCATCATCGGCCGGACGGTCACCGTCACCGCCGACACCGGGGAGAGCGCGGTCGGCAAGGTCCTCGCGGAGGCGATGGGCAACGCGCTCGTCCTCTTCGAGGATGGCGAGCGCCGGATGGTCGCGCGCCACCGCTGCTCCGACCCGCGCGACACCGCGACGAAGGGGCTCCTGCCCGTCTCGCTCCGCGGCATCCCGACGGAGAAGGCCGAGAAGCCCGCCGACCCGCTCCAGAAGTTCCTCGGGCGCACCGTCCGCTTCGCGAAGGCGAAGGCCGGCGACGAGAAGGCGACGACGGAGGAGCGCTTCGTCTACGGCATCGTCCTGGAGCCCGAGACGGTGGACGCCCAGCAGGACATCTACTCCGCGGACGAGATTCGGAATGCCGCTCACGCGTTCATGGAGAAATTCCGGACGATGGGCTTCATGCACAAGGGCGCCATCAACGACAAGGTGAAGATTCTGGAGTCCTTCATCGCACCCGTCGACTTCGAGGTGGACGGCGCGCCGGTCAAGAAGGGCACGTGGGTCATGGCCGTGAAGGTCGTGGACGACGAGCTTTGGACCGCGGTGAAGGGCGGCGACATCACCGGATTCTCTATCGGGGGCTCCGCCATTCGGAAACCCGATACCGGAGCCACGCAGGCGGCTTGACGAGATAGGCTGTTCCGTAACACACTGGAGCCCGTAAACCGTGAGCGACGCGAAGCAGGACCCGAAGCAGGTACACCGCCTCACCGACATGACGGTGGAGGAGGTATCGGTCGTGGACCGCGCCGCGAATCGCCGCAAGTTCCTCTTGGTCAAGCGCGAGGGTGATATGGCAATCGGCTCCGAGGTCGTGCAGAACGCGGATGGCAGCTTCACGACCAAGCCGGCGGCCGCCGCTCCCGCGAGCGGTGCTCCGGCGGCGACGGAGACGACCGCGCCCGACGCGACCACGAAGACAGCGGCGAAGATGCCGGCCGAGGCCGCGACGACCTTCCAGGAGGTCGTGGACGGCGCGCTCGACGGTCTGACGAAGGCGAAGAGCCTCCTCACGTCCGGCGGCGAGACGGAGAGCATCATCGACCAGCTCGTGACGACCGCGGACGACATCGCGGACGCCGTCCTCGCGTTCCTCGGCATCGAGGACCCGGGCAACAACAACGGCGTCGTCCCCGCGACGGAGCCGGCGGCGCCCGCGGGCATGGGCAAGCGCCTCGAAGTGCGCCGCGCGAAGCGCATCGTGGCGAAGGCCGAGGGCGAGAAGGCCGGCCACGCGCTCGTCCAGAAGGTCGGCGCGAAGATGGCGAAGGACCGCCTCGACCGGCTTCAGGCCGCGTACGCGGCGCTGGGCGACATCCTCGCCGAGGTCCTCCCGAAGGTCGTCGACGACACGCAGAAGGCGAAGGGTGCTCCCTCCGCCGGCGTCGCGGAGCAGGGCGCGGGCGAGAAGCCGGCCACCCAGCCTACCGTCCCCGAAAAGAAGGGGACCAAGAAGAGCGTGGAGCTTCCCGCCGAGGTCCAGAAGGCCCTCGACGACGCGGCGAAGACCATCAAGAAGCAGGCGGAGCAGCTCGGGGCGCTCCGCAACGCGACCCAGGCGTCCAACGGCGCGCAGGTCGACGTGCAGAAGTCTCGCGGCGAGGAAGTCTCCTGGCCGCTCGACATGAACGAACCCGTCACCGCAGAGACCGCAGGAAAGGAATTCTTCGGCTGACCGGGCCACGGCGGCGAAGACAGGAGAACCACCATGACCATGGCAGCCCCCGTCACGGACAACCGCAGCATCCTCGCGAAGGCCGACATGGCGCTCGCGGACCTCACGACCTCCGGCGGCCTCCTCCAGCCCGCCCAGGCGGCGAAGTTCATGCGCATCATGATCAAGTCGTCGCGCGTGCTCGGCATGAGCACGGTCGTCCCGATGCGCAGCCCCAAGCAGCTCATCGAGAAAATCAAGTTCGGCTCGCGCATCCTCCGCGCGGGCACGGAGGCGACGGCTCTCGCCGCGGGTGACCGCGCCAAGCCCGACCTCTCGAAGGTCGAGCTGAACGCGCAGCTCTTCAAGGCCGAGGTCCGCCTGGACAACGAGGTCCTGGAGGACAACATCGAGCGCGCGGAGCTGCGCCAGACCATCATGCAGATGATGGCCGAGCGCATCGCCCTCGACACCGAGGAGGTCGTCGTCAACGGCGACACGACGAGCGCGGACCCGTTCCTCGCGAAGTTCGACGGCATCATCAAGCAGGCGACGAGCCACGTCGTCGCGGCCGGCGGCGCCATCTCCACGACGGTCCTCCGGAACATGCTTCGCGCGATGCCGAGCGAGTTCCTCCGCGACAAGCGCGCGCTCAAGTTTCTCACGTCCGTCAACGCGGAAATCAAGTGGCGCGACGCGCTCACGAGCCGCCAGACGGTCGGGGGCGACAAGTACATCGAGCAGGACGTGCCGTCGATGTACAACGGCATCGGCATCGTCGACGTCCCGCTGTTCCCCGAGAACCTCGGTGGCGCGGACACGACGAACATCATCCTCACGGACCCGAAGAACGTGAACATCGGCATCTGGCGGAACATCCGCGTCGAGACGGACAAGCTCGTCTCCGAGGGCGTTCTCATCATCGTCGCGACCCTGCGCATGGACTGCAAGTACGCGCACGAGGACGCGGTCGTGAAGGCCACGGGCGTCACCACGGTCTGACCTCCGGTCTGACCTCAACCTCGAACCGGAAGAAAGCGAGAACAGACCATGGCACTCGGAAACCTCACCATCGTGGAGCGCGTCGACGCCGTCGGCCCCGTCTTCCACTTCCGCTGCACCCTCGTCGGGGACGGCGCGTACCCCGCGGGCGGCTCGACGGGCCTCCTCGCGAAGCTGCGCGCCGCGACGGGGATGCCGAACCTCAACATCATCTCCGTCAAGGACGAGGGCATCCTGGCGGATGCGGCGGAGTACGACCACGCCAACGAAAAGCTCTTCATCCGCGTCAAGGCGACCGGCGTGGAGAGCGCGGTGGCGAACCAGTCCGGCGTCACGTACGGGCTGTACATCGTCGCGAGCTGAACGGCGCACGAGAGGCTTCCTAGTCTCTCAGTTCTGTCGTAGTGTACGGGGCGACTCCGCTGTCACGCGCGGGGCGCCCCGTTTCGCTTTTCCCCAGGAGACCACCCATGGCCAAGACCCCCGACACGCTGCTCGTCCGCCTCAAGCCCTTCAACCCGCGCCGCGGCTACGTCATGAAGACGTACGTGGACGGCCAGACGGGCGCCGTGTTCAAGGAGGACCGCGGCTGGTACGAAGTGGACGCCGCGTACGGCGAGAGGCTGCGCGAGGTCCGGAGCGAGCCGCTCAACGAGGAGAGCCCGCCGGCTTTCGACGTCTGCACGAAGGCCGAAGCCATCGAGCTGGAGCGCCGCCAGAAGCAGGCGGCCGCGGAGCGCGCGACCGCGCTCGACCCGCGCTCCGTCGAGGGCGCGAGCCGCGACCACCTCGGCGGCCGTGTTCCGCGTCAGCGCGATGCGAAGACGAACGCCATCACGACCGCGGACCTGCCGGAGAACCAGCCGCCGCTCCGCGGCCCGCTGCTCGACGAACCCGCCGACGAGAGCGACCTGGACTCCGAGGACCTCGCCGCCGACGTCGCGGCGTCCGCTCCGGTCCCCGGCACGCCCGACGCGCCGGCGAGCAACCCGCCGAAGACGAAGCCGCGCAACCGCACGAACAAGCCGCCGACTGTCCCCGGCGCTCCCGACGCGTGAGCGGCTCCCCGCGCCTCCCCGTGGAGCTGACCGTCTCCGAGGTCGCGGCGCTCGCCCGGCTTCGGAGCGCGGTCGCGGAGGACTACGCGCTCCGGCTCCCCCACGCCCTCCGTCAGAGCCTCGCCGCGCGCGGGGCCGACGGGACGCTGCGTCAACGGGTGCGCGAGCTGCTCAAGACGACCGAGGCCGACGGGCTCACCGGAGAGGACCAGCTCGTCGCGGTCGTCGGGCTCGCGCTGCTCGACGAGGCGGAGCAGGTCGCGACCGCGCTCCGGGACGAGGCGAAGAACCAGCGCGGGCTCGCGCGCTCCGCCGACGACGCGGCCATCATGGTCGGCGCGGCGGGGCCGAACCCCGGCTAGGACAACGCGCGCGCGGCGTGCGATACTGCCGCCATGCGAACGCTCGCGACCGGACAGGCGCTCGTCGTCGGCAACCAGCAGCTCGTGTTCCACCACGCGCTGAACGGCCACCTCGTCGACCCGGTGGACCTCGCGTTCCAGGTCTTCCGCACCGCCACCGAGGAGGAGCAGCTCGCCCCGGTGCAGGTCTTCCCTGCGCTCGCGGGGACGGAGATGCCGGTGAACCTCGTGACCGACAAGCTCGGCACGGGGCGCTTCTCCGCCGTCGGCTGGACGCCGGCCGACAAGGGCTCCCACTTCATCCGGTGGTACTGGACGAGCGAGGCCGGCGGCGTCGAGCAGCACGTGGACGTCCCCTTCGACGTCCAGGGCTTCGCCATCGACCCGTCGGTGCCGTTCTACGCGTCGGTGAGCATGGCGCGCGAAGCCGGCGTGGCCGCCTGCGACGCGAGCGACGCGCGCGTGGTCGCCGCGCTCCGCCGCGCCAGCCAGTTCATCGACTCCATCACGGGCCGCTTTTTCGAGCCCCGCTACATCAGCTCCTTCTACGACGGGCGGGGCTCCACCGCGCTGCTCTTCACGCACCCCATCATCGCCGTCGACGAGGTGAAGGTGACGACGCGGCCGGTGCGCCCGAGCGACCAGGCCATCGACAAGGAATTCCTCCGTGTCTACAACCGCCACCTCTCGGGGATGACGAGCCCCGACGACCGGAACAACCCCCGCGTGGAGCTGTTCTCGATGACCGAGGACTGGATTGGCGTCCGGCCGTTCAGCTTCTCGCGCCTCGTCTTCCCGAAGGCCCAGCAAAACGTCTCCGTCAGCGGCGTCTTCGGCTACACCGACCCCGACGGCTCGCCCTTCGGGCGCACGCCGCACGACATCGAACACGTCGCGCTGCTCCTGATGCTGCGGAACATCCCCGGGCTGCTCTCGCAGGAGCGCCAGGACGCGATTCTCCAGGGCCGGCTCAAGAGCGAGAGCACGCGGGACCAGTCGTACGAGCTGCTCACCGCGAAGGACCTCGGGCTCGCGGCGAACATCACCGGCGACCCCGAGATTGACCAGGTCCTCGCGCGGTACATGCGGCCGCCGACGTTCGGGAGCGCGTGATGGGCTACCGCGGCCGCCTCATCCAGCCGTTCCTTGCGGACATCCGCCGTCTCGACACGGAGGCGACGGCCGCGGCGAAGAGCGGCGCGGGCTACGACACCGACTTCAAGGAGCCCGCGCGGCTCCCTCCGTCGAGCGGCGAGGGCGCGGGCGCGTCGGCGCGGCGAGAGAAGGGTGAGCTGTTGCTCCCTTGCCAGGTCGAGATGGGCTCCGCGGAGAAGCTGCGCCAGTTCTTCTCCGGCGCGAACCCGTCGAGCGACCTCGTCCTGGTGCTCCACTTCCGCGACCTGGAGCGCTCGGGCCTCGTCGACGCCGACGGGAACGCGACGCTGCGCGTGGGGGACCGGCTGCATTCCATTCGCGATTCGCGAACCAAGAACGTGGTCTGGACGCCGCGCGAGGAGCTGTACTGCGTCGAGGTGCAGCCCAACGCGTTCGGCATCGGGCGCGGCCGCAACCTGCTCTTCCTGTTCTTCCAGTACCGCGACAACGCGGCCTCGGGGTGAGCCGTGGCCGGGCAACGGGGAGCCGGCGGCCGCTTCGTTGGCGGCGGAGGCGGTGGGGGTGGCGCGAAACCGAAGCTCAGCACCAAGTTTGACCTCATCGGTGACTGGGAGAAGGCGCTACGGGTCACGCGCTCGCTCTCGCTCGACACCGCCATCAACCGCGCGGTGAAGCAGGAGGCCGCGCTCGCCGTCCGCATCATCAAGCAGAATCTCCAGCGCGGCGGCGCGCCGGCCGGTGCTCCGTTCGCGGCGCTGTCGCTGTGGACCGTCGCGTCGCGCCGACTCGCCAAGCCGCCCATCCGCGGGTCGAAGCCGCTCATGGCGCGCGCCGACCTCTACGACGCCATCACGTACGTCGTGATGGAGGACAATAAGCGCGAGACGACGGCCTTCGTCGGGGTGCTGAAGCAGGCGAAGAGCAGCTCCCCCGGCGGCGCGCCGCTCGTGAACATCGGCATGGTCCAGGAATTCGGTAAGACCATCGTGGTGCGCATCACGCCCAAGATGCAACGCTTCCTGGGCGTGCTCGCCAAGCAGCTCGGGAAGGGGCCGAAGCCCGGCGGCAGCAAGGGCGGCAAGCGCTTCCTCGTCATCCGCATCCCGCCGCGCCCGTTCATCCGACCGGCGTACGACGTCTGGGTGAAGGACGCCCAGCAGCGCATGGCGAAGCGCATCGCGATGCTGACGGGCGGGAAGCTCGGCACGCCCTAGTTCTCGTGTTAGGCTGCGCTCGTGGCGGTCCCCACCATCTCGTCGCTCTCCCCGACGTCGGGCGTGACCGGCGGCCGCTTTCTCGTCGTCGTCCAGGGGTCCAACTTCCAGCTCCCCGCCGCGCCGCCGGCGACCGGCCCCGCTCCGAAGCCCCCGGCGAGCGTTCGCGCGTGGCTCGTCGCCGCGGGCGGCGCGCTCACCGAGGTCGAGCGCGTCGACGTCGTCTCCGCGACCCAGCTCCACGTGCTCGTCCCGTCGCACGACCCGGGCGTGGTGGGCCTCCGCGTCGACAACGTCGACGCCGGCGGCGCGACCATCCCCGGCGAGACGGTCACGCTGCCCGCCGCGCTCACGCTTCGGCGCCCGATGCTCTCCGGCGAGAGCCTCAGCGCGGAGCGCATCCTCGCTCGCGTCGTCCGAACGTTGCTCCGCGCGCTCAAGCGCGAGGTCATGGAGAACGTCTCCGTGACCGTGCACACCGACTTCGACGCGACGCCTGCGGATGGGTTGAACACCATCGAGATTGCGGAGCTGCCGTCGCTCGTCCTCGTCGGCCCGCAGCTCACGCTCAACCGCTTCTACAGCTCCAACGTGCCGCGCCAGGTCACCGTCCCCGGCGGCTTCGCGACGCTGCGGCCGGCGCGGTGTGTCGACGTCGGCTTCAACCTGCTCGGGGCGTCGGAGAGCGTCATCGAGCTGCTCAACATCGAGCAGGAGGTGGCGGCGTTTTTCGAGCGCAACCCCTACCTGTACGTACAGCGGGACCCCGCCGACGCGAGCGCGGGGCGCGTCCGGTACGAGCTGGCCCTCACGAGCGACCCCCAGACGGGCAACACGCCGAACGAATCGAACGTGCGGCAGTTCTCCGGCGCCATCGTCGTCCGCGGTGTCGACCTCGACGACCCTGACATGGTCGTGCGCCGGACGGCTCCCATCGAGGAGGTCGTGCTGACCCCGGGAACGGCTACGCCGGGCACCGGAGCTGGTGGCGATGTGCTCGTGGGTGATGGTACAACGGACCCTGTCACGGGCGGGCCGCTCCCCTGGCCGGTGTATCTCTCGCCGGGCATCTACCAGCTCGCTCTCGCCGAGGAGGCATAGGCCATGTCGCTCACCGTCAAGAACAAGTCGCGCACCCTCTTCACGCTCAACCTGCCCGCCGGCCTCGACTACGAGGAGCGGCCGGACTGCGCGCCGAAGGAGGCGACGTACGCGCTCCTGGCGACGACGCCGGATGGCGACGTCGGCGTGAAGGAGGTCGTGAAGACGCTCCCCGCCGCGCTGACGTGGCTCGCCGGCGAGACGAAGGTGAAGCTGCCCGTCGCGCTCGGGCTCATCCCCGAGTTCAAGCGAGCATGTGACGCTGGCATCTTGGTTGTGGTACAGTCCTGACCGCAACCTACGACCAATAGGGACTCTCTCACCGCCCCGAGGAACCGAACATGGCTCAGACCCTTCTCTCGTCCAAGGTCGTCATCCAGGAAGAGGAGCCGCAGCTCAGGCAGATTGCCGGGGTGCCGACCGCCATCACGGCCTTCGCGGGCGTGACGGAGAAGGGACCCATCGGCACCGCGAAGCTGGTCCAGTCGCCGGCGGAGTACAAGCGCCTCTACGGCGGGTACACCGCGAACGGTGAGGTGGCCCAGGCGGTGGACGGGTTCTTCCAGAACGGCGGCAAGCAGGCGTACATCTCCCGCGTCGTCCACCTGACCGACCCGTCGCTCCTCTCCTCGAAGACGAGCGCCGCCGCTCTCGCGACCCTGCTCACCGCGCTCACGGCGGCGAGCGCGGGTTACAGCGAGGGCTCGCTGGCCCAGCCCTTCGACCTGGAGCCCGGGGACACGCTCGTCGTCGCCATCGACGGCGGCGCGCCGGCCACCGCGACGTTCAACGCCACCGCGCCGTCGCGCGAGAGCGCCGCGGAAAACTTCGCGCTGGTGAACGGTGACACGCTGCTCATCAGCATCAACGGCGGCCCGGTCCAGACCATCACCTTCACCACGAGCATGTTCGCCGCCATCGGCGCGGCGACGGCGGAGGAGGTCGCGGCGGCCATCAACGGCCAGCTCCAGGGTGGCAAGGCCACCGTGACGAGCGCCGGAACGAAGGTCACCATCGCCACCGACAAGCGCGGCACCGGCGCGACCATCAACATCAGCGGCGGCACGGCGAACGCGGGCAAGCTCGCGTTCACCACCGGCGCGCTCGCGGGGACGGGCAACGTCGCGGACATCGACGCCGTGACCGTCTCCGAGGTCGAGGCCGTCGTGGAGGCCGCCGTCGCCGGCTGCGCCGTCACGAGCGTCTCCGGCAAGGTCCGCATCACGTCGAACACGACGGGCGGCGCGTCGAGCGTCCAGGTCCAGGCCGCGAGCACCGCGGACACGGCCATGGGCTTCGACAACGCCACGCACGTCGGCTCCACCGGCGCGGCCGTGAACACGCTGCGCGTGGACGGCAAGTACGATGGCGCCTATGGCAACGCGCTCAGCGCGAAGGTCGCCGACGCGTCGAGCGGCGAGGCTGCTCGCTTCAATCTCCAGGTCCTCAAGGCCGGCGTCGTCCTGGAGACGTGGACGAACCTCTCGATGGACGACGCGGACCCGCTGTACGCGGAGACGGTCATCAACAACGAGGACACCGGGTCGGAGTACATCAAGGTCACCGACCTCGACGCGAACACGACGGCCGCCGGCCAGCGGCCGGCCAACGGTACGTTCGCGCTCTCCGGCGGCTCCGATGGCCTCTCCGGCCTCGTCGACAACGACTTCATCGGCTCCGTCGGCTCCTCGGGCGACCGCACCGGCATGCGGTGCTTCGACCTCATCGCCGACCTCTCGCTCCTCTGCATTCCGGGCCGCGCGACGAGCGCTGTTCACAACGCCATGCTGAGCTACTGCGAGACGACGCGGAACGGCTCGGTGTTCGCCATCCTCGACCCGCCGGCGGCGACGAGCGCGAGCGGCATGGTCACGTACGTCGAGAGCACCGCGGCGCTCCTCAACTTCTCCGAATTCGGGGCCATCTACTGGCCGCGTATCAAGGTGCTGAACCCGTCCAAGAGCGTGTTCGGCAACGCGGAGCAGCTCACGGTGGCGCCGTCCGGCTACATCGCCGGCATCTGCGCGCGCAACGACGCGGCCCGCGAGGGCGGCGTGTACGACGCGCCGGCGGGGACGGAGCAGGGCATCATCCAGGGCTGCCTCGGATTCGAGACGGACGAGTGCCTGGACGAGAACAAGCTGGACCTCGTCTACCCGAAGCGCATCAACCCGCTCACGACCGGCCCGGGCCTCCCGCGCTACGTCGACGGCTCGCGCACCCTCAAGGGCACGGGCAACTTCCCGAGCGTCAGCGAGCGCCGCGGCGTCATCTTCATCGAGCAGTCGGTGAAGAACGGCCTCCAGTTCGCGCGCCACAAGAACAACGACGAGACGCTCCGCGCTCGCGTCGCGCGCACGGTCAACGACTTCCTCGTCACGCAGACGAAGGTACGCGCGTTCCGCTCGCTCGACCCGAAGAAGGCGTTTTTCGTCGACTTCGGCGACGGGCTCAACCCGCCCGCGCAGCAGTTCGCCGGGAAGCTCATCGGCCGCGTCGGCCTCGCGACGCAGAAGCCGGCGGAGTTCATCATCGTGAAGTTCAGCCAGGACACGCGCGCCTTCACCGAGGCGCAGAACGCGTGACCGCGGCTCTGACCTCTAGCACCTGACGGAGAAGACCATGGCCGGAGTCGTTGGCAGCGCGCGCAGCTTCTACAAGAAGTTCAAGTTCATCGTCGAAATCGACGGCGTGGCCTACGCCGGCTTCCAGAAGTGCAGCGCGCTGGAGGCGGAGGTCGCGGTCGTCGAGCAGAACGAAGGAGGCTCGCTCATCCCGGACAAGAGCCCGGGGCGCGTGAAGTTCTCCGACCTCACGCTGGACCGCGGCGCGACGGATGACCTCGACCTCTTCAACTGGTTCAAGGAGGTCGTCGACGCGAGCGCGAACAGCGGGCTCACCGACCCGAACTACAAGCGCAACCTCGACATCGTCCAGCAGGACCGCGACGGCTCGACGCTCCGCCGCTGGCGCGTCACGCGCGCCTGGCCGACGAAGTTCACGGCCGGCGAGTGGGACAACGACGCCGACGAGAACGTGATGGAGAGCGTCACCCTCGCCTACGACTACTTCGACGTGGTCGGCTGACGCAAGAACACGAAGGCGTGATATAGTGGACGGGCTTCGCGGGTCACGCCGCGCGGCCCGTTTCTCTTTCTGGAGGCACCCATGTCGACGTCGTCCATCGTCCTGCCGTCCGGCCTCGCCGGCGAGATTCGCGGCCTCAAGGTCGCGGAAGCCAACATGCTCGCGAGCGCTGCCGAGCAGCGCAAAGGGTCCGCGCTGGACTCGGTGTACGGCGCCGTCTGGCAGGCGACGACGGACGCCGGCCCCTACACGCTCGACGCGGCGGGGAAGGTCGCGTGGCCGCGCGTGCTCGTGTGCGACCGCTTCGTCCTGATGCTCAAGGTCCGCGTGAAGACGTACGGGCCGGAGTATGCGTTCAAGGTCCGCTGCTCCGCGCCGGCGTGCGGCGAGCGTTTCGAGTGGGAGCTGTCGCTGGACGACCTGCCGCTCAAGCCGCTCCCGGAGCTGGCCGTCGAGGCGTTCAAGAACGGCAACCGCCTCGCCGCCACGTTCCCGTCGACGGGCCGCGCGTTCTGGTACCGGCTCCAGGACGGCGAGGGCGAGAAGAAGGCCGAGCAGCTCATGAAGCAGAATCGCGCGCGGCAGATGACCGCCGCGCTCGCGTCGCGCATCGTCGAGGTGGAGGGCGTCCACGCGAACGACAAGTTCAAGTTCCTCGACGACCTGGACCTGGACGACGCCGCGGAGGTGCTCGCGCTCCTGGACGAGATGGACGGCGGTGTGGAGTCGGCCATCGAGGTCGTCTGCCCGGCGTGCGGTGACACCCAGGAGATGAACCTCCCTTTCGGCAAGGAGTTCTGGATGCCGCAGCGGAAGAAGGCGCGCTAAGCCCTTCGCTGGCGGCCATCGTGCCGCCGGTCGCGAGCGAGGACATCGACAAGGCGGTGTTCCAGCTCTGCTACAAGCAGCATGGCGGCTCCGGAACGAACCTGACGCTCAGCGAGGTCGAGGCCATGGAGTGGCGGCGCTTCGTCCGCTGGTGCGAGATGCTGGAAGCACAACGCACCGCGGAGCAGCGCGCGCTGGAGAAGGCGGCGCGAAAGAAGTAACCTGGACGCGGAGGCGAGGACGCGATGGCGCTCAACAACATGGGGCTCGGCTTCCACGTCTCCGCGAAGGACGAGGCGTCGCCGGCGCTGGAGAGCGTCTCGAACAAGCTCGCGGGAACGGAGAAGGCCGCGAAGAAGGCCAAGGTGTCCTTCGAGGACGTCGGCTCCCAGATGGGCGGCATCGGCGACAAGATGAAGGTGGCCGGTACGGTCGGGGCGGCCGCCCTCGGGCTCGCCGTCCACCAGGCCGCGCAATTCGAGGTCGGCATCGCCGAGGTCGGCACCCTCGTGCCCCACGCCAACTTCTCCATCGAGGAGATGCGGAACCTCGTTCAGGAGCTCGCGACGACGTACGGCGGCGACCTGGAGACGCAGACGAAGGCGCTGTACCAGTCCATCTCGTCGGGCGCCGCCAACGCCGCCGACGCGCAGCAGCTCCTCAACGCCGCCAACCGTCTCGCCATCGCGGGCAAGACGGACCAGACGACCGCCATCACCGGCATCACGAAGGTGATGAACAACTACGGGCTCAGCTTCAAGGACGCCGGCGACATCTCGGATGCGTTCTTCGTCGCGGTGAAGGGCGGTCAGACGACCGTGGGAGAGCTGGGCCAGTACGTCGGTGACCTCGCCGCGAGCGCGAAGAACGCCGGCGTGTCCATGGAAGAGATGATTGCCGCGATGGGCACCGGCGCGACGCTGCTCCGCGACACCGGCGCGGCGGCCACGGGCCTCAAGGCGGCGATGGCGAACATCGCGCACCCGACGAAGGACGCCGCCGACGAAGCGCAGCGCCTCGGAATCAAGTTCGATGCGGCCACGCTCCGGTCGAAGGGCCTCAAGGGCTTCCTCGACAGCATCACGAAGTCCTCCAAGTTCACCGCCGACTCGCTGACCAAGCTCTTCGGGTCCGTCGAGGCGAGCAACGCCATCACCGCGCTCACCGCGAACAACGGCAAGGCGTTCAACGACATGCTCGACGGCATGAAGCACCGCTCCGGCGGCGCGGAGGGCGCGTTCAAGGAGATGTCCGCGACGATGGCCATGCAGGGGAGCATCCTGAAGGCGAACGTCCAGACCGTCCTCGTCCAGATGGGCGACGCGCTTCTGCCGATGGTGAAGGAGCTGACCGGGCTCGTGACGAAGGCGGTCAAGGCGTTCGCCGGAGCGCCGCCCATCGTCAAGAAGGTCGCCGCCGGCTTCCTCGCGTTCACCTCCGTCGCGCTGCTCGTCGTCGGCGGGCTGCTCGGCATCGTCTCCGGTATCGCCGCCGCGGCGGCCGCCGGCGAAGCGCTGCTCATCGCGCTCGCCGCCGCGGCGGGGCTCATGCTTCAGTTCGCGGTCATGGCCGGCGTCGCGGTCGCGGCCTTCTACCTCTTCAAGCGCGCGTACGAAGAGAACCTGGGCGGCTTCAAGGACTTCGTCGACGACACCTACAAGAAGGTGAAGCTGGCGTGGGACGCGCTGGTCCAGGTCTTCTCCGACGGCGGCTTCAGCGGCTCCGTCCTCACGGAGCTGAACAAGGCGGAGAACCAGGGCATCAAGGCGTTCGCCATCCAGGCGTTCCTCTGGTTCAACCGCATCAAGGAATTCTTCGCGGGCGTCGGCCGCGGCTTCACCGAGGCGATGGCGACGCTGCGGCCGGCCTTCGACCGGCTCGTCCAGGCGCTCAAGAGCATCGGCGCCATGCTGGGCTTCGTCCAGGACAAGCCCTGGGAGGCGGCGGAGGCGTTCCGCACGTTCGGCGAGACGGGCGAGCGCGTGGGCGGCATTATCGGCAAGGTGGCCGAATTCGTCGTGGACGCGTTCACGAACGTCGCGAAGTTCGTCAGCGGTGCCATCCAGGTCTTCCAGGAGATGCGCAAGCTCGGGCTCCCGCTCTCGACGGCCTTCGGCAACGTGCTGGAGTCCTTCGTCCGCATCGGCGAAGCGCTCGGGCTCGTCTCCAAGGGCGGCTCCGCGAACGGCGAGATGTGGAAGACGCTGGGGCAGGTCGTCGGCTTCGTCGTCGGCGCCATCGTCAACGCCATCGCCGGGATGGTCAACGCGTTCGCCACCGTCGTCGCGGTCGTCGCCTCGCTCGCCGGCGGCGTCATCGGAATGTTCCAGGGCCTCTGGAACATGCTCGCCGGCTTCATCCAGTTCATCAACGCCGTCTTCGCCGGCCGCTGGGGCGAGGCGTGGCAGGGGATGGCGCGGATGGTCTACGGCGTCGTCCAGTTCCTCCTGAACCTGCTCAACGGCTTCGTCGGGTCCATCCTCGCGGTGGTCGACAAGGTCGCCGGGGCCTTCGGCAAGAAGAGCAACCTGGCCGGCGCCCTCACCGCGGAGAAGGACTCGCTCCTGAACAGCACCCAGGACGGCCTCGGGCTCATCAATGCCACCGGCGGCAAGGACCGCTCCGCGCTCTTCGCGACCGGCGGCGCGCAGCCCGCGACGGTCCCCGTGGCGCAGAACGCCGCCAACGCCGCCGCGGCGGCGAACGCCCCGCCCATCCAGACCACCGCGGTCACGACCGTCGTGCTCGACGGGGAGAAGGTCGGCGAGGCCGTCGCGAAGCACCAGGCCGGCACCGCTGCTCGCACGCCGGGCGCTCCGACGCCCGCGCCGGCGTGATAGGAGGACGAGATGGCTGACCTCACGACGGCTCTCGACTTCGTCCCCGCGAAGATGGCTCTGGTGAACCTCGGCACCGGGGAGCGGCTCGACGCGCAGTTCAACCCGGAGAACCTGGAGGAGGCGCTCGGGGCTGTCTACTCCAAGCAGAAGGTCCCCGGCCTCTCGCACACGGTGAAACAGTTTTCGCACACCGAGGACCTCGTCGAGACGTTCCAGCTCTACTTCACGGCGAACGCGGGCACGACGAAGGAGCGGGACGCGCTCCTGGAGGCGCGACGCTTCCTCATGAGCCTCTGCTACCCGCGGCTGGCCACGAGCCTCGGCGACCTCTCCGGCGCGCCGCGCGTGCTCTTCGTCTGGCCGGCGTTCATCTCGCTCTCGTGCGTCATCACGAGCCTCAAGTTCAAGTACCCGCGCATGGGTAAGGACGGGCCGCCGGTCATCATGCAGGTCGACGTGACCATGGAGGAGATTCGCGACACGCTGCTCGTGTCCGAGGACGTCCGCGACAACGGCACCGACCGAGGAGGGACCTGATGCCGCCGCGCCTGTACTCCCGCTACAGCCTTTGCTCCGCCCAGAAGGACGACGCCGGGCGGTCCTTCCTCTCCGACCGCATCCCCTACGGGTACCGCGAGCTGGCCGACAACCGCACGCACGTCGTGAAGCAGGGCGACACGCTCTGGACGCTCGCCGGCCACTACTTCCAGCCGATGGAGCGCGCGAGCGGCTTCTGGTGGGCCATCGCCGACTTCCAGCCTGACCCCATCTTCGACCCGACGCTCCGTCTGGAGCCGGGGCGCGTGCTCTACATCCCGAGCGTTCGGACGCTCCTGGAGAAGATTCTCGCGGAGAGCCGTCGCGACGAGGAGCCGGTGTAAGCGATGCCGCTGAGCGCCGCGCCGCGCATCTACGTGACCGTCGAGCCGGCCAAGGGCAAGGGCTCGGGGCCGCAGGACCTCTCGTCGGGGGTGCTCTCGCTGGAGTACGAGGAGAGCGAGAAGAAGGTCGACAAGTGCGTCCTGACGCTGAACAACCAGGACCTCTCCTACTTTGACCACCCCATCTTTGAGAAGGGGACGCGGCTCAAGGTCTCGTGGGGGTACGGCGGCAAGATGAGCCCGCCGCGCGCCGTCGTCGTGCAGAAGGTGACCGGAGCGCTCACGCTCAAGGTCGAGGCCCAGGGCGCCGGCATCCTCATGCACAAGACGCCGCGCACGCGGACGTACGAGAACACGACGCGGTCGGAGCTGGTCCACGCGCTCGCGAAGGAGCACGGCTTCGGGGACACGGAGCGCTTCATCGAGGAGACGACGCGGACCTTCCCCGTCATCACCCAGGCGGGGCTCACCGACGCGGCCTTCATCAAGCGGCTCGCCGACCTGGAGGGATTCGAGTTTTACGTGGACTTCGACGGCTTCCACTGGCACCCGCGGCGCTTCGGACAGAAGCCCGTCCGCGTGTACCAGTATTACTTGCCGCCGAACGTCGGCGACATCGTGAACTTCGACGTCGACAACGACGTGACGGCGAAGCCGGGGCACGTGACCGTGAAGGGCCGCGACCCGCTGGCCAAGAAGGACGTGAAGAGCGAAGGCAACGACGCGAACACGAAGCGCGACACGCTCGCCGCCATCCCGGAGCTGCTCGGGACGGTGCCGCCGGACGGGAACGCGAAGGCAACGAACGCCCCGCCGCCCGCCGGTGAGGTGCTCATGGTGAACCCGCGCACCGGCGAGACGCAGCTCAAGGTCCCGCCGGCCGGAGCCGCGTCGAGCGTGGTCCAGACGACCGCGGACCCCGGCGGCGCGAAGAAGGCCGCCGACGGCCAGTTCACGCGCGCGCAGCAGGCCGCCGTCCAGCTCAAGCTCCAGCTCGTCGGGGACCCGTCGCTCGTCGCGAAGACGGTCGTGGAGGTGCGCGGGCTCGGCCAGCGCCTCTCGGGGAAGTATTACATCCACGAGCTGAAGCACTCGGTGAGCGCGAGCGGTTACACGATGGACGCGAAGGCTCGCACGGACGGCGGGAACAAGGGCAAGCCCGCGGCCGCGTCGAAGGCGAACCAGAACAAGAAGGACGGCCCGCCGACCGGCGACGGCTCCGCGAACCTCACGCCCGTCGAGCAGGTGAACCCGCGCACCGGCGAGACGAAGACGGTGTACAAGGACACGCGAGGACGGGAAAACTGATGAGCAGCGCACACGACTCTCAAGGCGTACAGGGCCACTCCGCGGCGCACCTCGGCGTCGTCGTGGACAACAAGGACCCCAAGAAGCTCGGGCGCTGCCGCATCCGCGTGCCCGGCCTCGTCGAGCCGGCGTCCAACTGGGCGCTGCCCATCGGCGGGCTCGGGGGCGGCGTGAAGGGCCGCGGCTCCTTCGCTGCTCCCAAGGAGGGCTCCGACGTCGTCGTCATGTTCCTCGCCGGAGACGTCGACGCGCCGGTGTACTTCGGCGGCCACTACGGCGAAGAGGAGCGCCCCGCGTACCTCGACGAGGAGAACGTGGCCGAGGCGGACACCCACCTCGTCTACGTCCACGAAACCGACCGCTACGAGGTCGTCATCGACTCGCGCCCCGGCAAGGGCCGGCTCCGGCTCCGCGACAAGAAGACCAACGACGAGATTCTCATGGACGGCGCGAAGGGCGGCATCAACATCAGCGCCACGTCGCTCGTGAACATCGAAGCGAAGGGCGGCGTGAACATCGACGGGAACGCGGTTACCATCTGCGAGCGCCCGGTCATCCGGAACGGGAAGCCCATCCAATAGGAGCAGCGCGTGCCCCTCCCCGACGTCTCCAACGTGTGCGTGGCCATCGATGCCGAAACGGGGCTCGACCTCCGCCTCGGCGTCGACCTCCCGACCGCGCTCGCCGACCTGAAGATTCAGCTCCCCGGCGGCATCAAGCTCGGGGCGAAGGCGAGCGATGGCATCCCGAACGCGGGAGCCATCATCGCCGACATCATGGCTCAGATAAACACCGCGCTCGGGCCGTTCGCGCCCATCTTCGACCTCATCGACATCGCGCTGGTCATCGTCAAAGTCTTCGACGCGGTGAAGAGCCTCAACCCCATCAAGATTGCCGACGCGCTCGTGGGGCTCATCAAGAAGGTCGACATCGTCGCCGCGCTCGTGCCGCCGCTCTCGCTGCCGCTCATGATTCGCGACTTCATCGACGTCCTCCTCGTCTTCCTCGCGAGCCTCAAGGCGCAGCTCCTCGTGATGCTCTCCGCCCAGGTGAAGCTGGACGCGGGCTTCGACGCCGTCGCCGACCTCCAGGCCGCCGGCGACCCCGACTCCCTGGCCATCGCCGCGCAGCTAGAGGCGGCGCTGAACTGCGGGCAGGCGAACCTGGACGCGATGTTCGCGGCGCAGAAGAACGGCGCGAAGCCGCTCAACCGCCTCCTCGCCCTCATCGGCGGGCTCGGGGAAGCCGTCGGCGTCCCCGCGCTCCCGTCTCTGGAGCTGGGAGGGACGCTGGAGGGCGCGGTGGCGCCCATCGACGCGCTCATCGTGGTCCTCGGGACGGTGCGCGCGGCCATCCCAGTCTAGCGTGGGCAGGCTGCTCGCTCCGGTGTATGCTGGACGCGAGCATGGCCGGGCGCAGCTATCTCGGGAAGGGCATCCTCCGTCCCTTCGTCCGCGACCAGAAAGGGGACTTCGCCCACGCTGAGGCGGAGGCGAACGTGCGCGCGTGCGTCGGGCAGGTGCTCGGGACGCGCGGCCGCAACCAGAACGCCGAGGGCGAGGTGCCGTGGCGCACCGACTTCGGCTCCCTGCTCTTCACGCTCCGCCACGCGCCCAACGACCCCATCACCCAGACGCTCGCCCAGACGTACATCCGCGACGCGCTCCTGAAGTGGGAGCCGCGCGTGGTGCTCAAGGCCGCGACCTTCCGCACGGAGAAGAGCGCGAGCGACATCACCGGCGGGGAGGACGTCCTCGTCGCCGCGCTCGTGTACGACTTCGTCGACGGCGGCCGCGTCATGCTCGCGGACATCCAGCAGGAAGTGAGGCTGTAGCGTGCCCATCGTCCCGACGTCGCTCGACTACACCGACCTCGACTTTGACGCGCTCCGCGTCCGGCTCTTCGCGCTCGTGAAGAGCGTCTTCCCGGACTGGACCGATGAGCAGGTGTCCAACTTCGGCAACCTGCTCGTGGAGTTGTACTGCCACGTCGGCGACGTCGTCACGTTCTACCTCGACCGCCACGCGAATGAGTCGCGCATCGTGACGGCCTCGCAGCGGCGCTCGCTCATCGCGCTCTGCAAGCTCATCGCCTTCGAGGTCGAGGGCGCGAAGGCCGCGACGGTGGACGTGACGTTCTCCATCCCCGCGGCCGTCGCCGGGGACGTCGTCTTCCCCGCGGGGACCATCGTGCGTACCGCGGACGTGACCGACTCCGTGAAGTTCCAGCTCCTCGCGGCGCTGACCATCCCCGCCGGCGCGACGAGCGCGACGGGGACCGTCGAGAACAGCGAGAACGCGGTGGACGCGTTCACGAGCACCGGCCTCGCTGACCAGGAGGTCGTGCTCGGCACGACGCCGTACCTCGACGACTCCGCCGTGGTCGTCGCAGCCAACGGCGCGTACACCCAGGTCGACAACTTCCTCTCCTCCACCTCTTCCGACCGCCACTTCATCGTCGTGGTCGACCAAAACGACCGCGCGCGCATCCGCTTCGGCAACGGCACGCTGGGCGCCATCCCCGTCGGGACCATCAACGTCGCGTACAAGACGGGCGGCGGCGAGAGCGGCAACGTCTCGCCCGGGGCGCTCAAGGTGCTCGACGGCTCGTGGACGGATTCGCTCGGCAACTCCGTCGCGGTCACCGTGACGAACGCGCTCAAGGCGAGCGGCGGCGCCAACCGCATGTCGAACGCGGCCATCAAGTCCCGTGCTCCGGCGAGCGTCCGCGCTCCGGTGAACTCCATCGCGCGCGAGGACTTCGTCATCAACGCGAAGCGCCTCGGCAGCGTCGCTCGCGCGCTCATGCTCACGAGCAACGAGGACCCGAGCGTACCCGAGAACACGGGCAAGCTGCACATCATCCCGGTCGGCGGCGGGAACCCGAGCAGCGCGCTCAAGACGCAGGTGAAGAATCAGGTCACCGTCGTCTACCCGTGCCCGCTCACGTTCCAGGTCGACGTCGTGGACCCCGTCTACAAGACGGTGAACATCGAGGCGACCATCTACCTCAAGCCCGGCTTCTCCGGCCCGACGGTGAAGGCCGCGGTGCTCGCCGCGCTCACGAGCTGGTTCGCCATCTCGAATCCCGACGGGAGCGAGAACACCAACGTGGACTTCGGCGCGAACTACATCGAGGCCGACGGGGACGAAGCGCCCGCGGTGCCGTGGAGCGACGTCTTCAACGTCATCCGCGACGCGGCCGGCGTCCGCAAGGTTTCCGCCGCGAACAACGGCCTGCTCCTGAACGGAGCCCGCGAGGACTGTCCGCTCGCGTTCAAGGAGTTTCCGCTGCTCGGGACCGTGAAGCTCATCGACGGGGACCTCGGGGTGGAGCTGTAACCGATGCCCGCGCCGTCCAACCTCTCTTTCGAGACGGCAGGCGCCGGAGCCGGCGAGGCGTCCGGCTGGACGCTCACGCCCACGTCGACGTTCGAGGAGCTGGCCGACTTCGGGACGCCGGCTGAGCCGTGGGAGCGATTCGAGAGCGGCTGGGACAATGACACGTACCTCTTCGCGTTCGCCCCGGTGAACCTCCAGAACGCGCAGATGACGACGCTCCAGGTCACCATCAAGACGGTGGAGGACTTCGAGGAGCTTTGGAGCAACAACCAGAGCTTCCTCTGGTCGCTTGACTCGCCGGAGCCGGAGGAGGCCGTCTTCGACGCCGCGCCCGAGGACCGCGAGGACTTCGAGGAGGGCTGGGATTCCAACGAGGCGTACCTCACGGCCTTCGTCGGCGTCGGGACGGACCTGGAGGCGGCCGTGTGGGACGCGCCGGGCGTCGCGGAGACGTTCGACTCCTTCGAGGCCGCGGCGGGCTGGAGCGCCGGCTACATCACGGCCTTCGCCGGGGTCGGCGTCGACCTCTCGGCGGCGACCTTCGACAACGTCGGGAACACCGTCGACGCCTTCGAGCTGGTGAAGGCTCCGACCCAGGTGACCATCGACCCGCTGAACGACCAGTTCGATGTCGACGTGTCGCACCCGTTCGCCGACGGCGACAAGGTGACCATTCTCACGAGCATCTACCCCGCGCCGCTCCAGAGCGGGAAGGCGTACTACGTCGCCTTCAGCGGGCTGACGCACTTCCAGATTGAGAATGGCATCGGCGCGGGCGTCATCGACCTCGTCGAGACGGCCGCGGATGCGGTATATGTCACCGCTGACGCTCGCAAGTATTGGATTGACCTGATGGTCACGACCGCGTTCTGAGGAGGCTACCGTGGCAAGTGCAGATTGGGGTGTCCTGGCGAACGCGCTTTCCATCGGCGTCGTGGACCGCGGCGTCACCGCGGGCATCGCGCCGCCGACGGGCGGCGGCAGCTTCGTCTACGGCTTCAACTCGCTCGCGAACACCGCGGGCTCCGTCGGCCTCTACGCCGCCCAGGTGAACTTCGCGCCGATGGCGAAGGGCGGCTCCATCCGCGCCGCCATCAAGCGCGGGCAGAGCGGCGGCCCGACCAACTTCGCGCCGTTCCTCTTCCTCGGCCTCCAGGCCGCCGACGTCACCGCGCAGGGCTATCTGCTCGGGCTCTCCGACGAGGACCCGCACCACATCGTCCTCCGCAAGGGCGCCTTCTCCGGCGGCGTCCCCGCCGGAGCCGTCACGGTGCCGCCGACGAACGGCATCCTGCGCCGGTCCACCGCGAGCTTCGCGAACAACACGTGGCTGCACCTGCGCCTCGACATGGTCGTGAACCTCAACGGGGACGTCATCCTCAAGTGCTTCCAGAGCGTCCTCGGGGACGTGACGACGCCGTCGTGGGTGGCCATCGCGGGGATGACCGACTTCGTGGACGACGCGCTCGGGGTGAACAGCAGCTCCGCCCCGTTCACGTCCGGCTACGCCGGCTTCGGCTTCAAGACGCAGGACATCACGCGGCGCGGGTTCTTCGACCACGTCGAAGTCCTCCGCCAGCTCTGAGGCGCGATGAGCACCGCGCTGAACCGACTCCTCGGCTCGACGCAGGGCCGCATCAAGCCGAACGGCACGACGCCGCCGCTCGGGGAGTACGTGTTCGCGCTGGGCTCCGACGTCGCGGGCATCACCTACACGTTCAACACGGGCGACAACGTCCTCGTGGCGCAGACCGCGGACATGACCGGCCAGAAGCTCGTCCGCTTCACGGCCGTCGTGCGGCCGCCGACGAGCATGCCGGCGAGCGTCTGGTGGGAGCTGGAGTGGGGCGTGGACGCCCAGGTCCACGGCTCGCGCAAGCTCACGCCGGGCTCGACGCTCCAGCTCATCGACGGCGTCATCAACGTCACGTCGCTCGTCGGCAACCACGACCTGAAGTTCAGGCTGAAGCTCGCCACGAGCATCGCGGCGGCCGCGTACGAAGTGGAGCTGCCGGGCGTGTGGCTCGACGCGCTCGTCCTCGACGCGACGCCGGCGGGGCTGGTGCTCGCGAGCCGCAACCCCGAGCCCGGCGCGACGGGCGTGCCGAAGGCGTCGAACATCGACCTCACGCTCATCGCGACGACGGCCGCGGCCACCATCACGCTCGCGTCCACGAGCGTCTACGTCGACGGCGTCCTCGCGTGGCAGAACGGCGTGTTCCAGGCCGGCTTCACCGGCCCGGGCTCGACGGCGGGAGCCGTCGCCGGCCCGAGCGCGATGTACCGCATCGTCATCGACCCGCTCGTGGACTTCGTCTCGGAGGCCACCGTCTCCGTCCGCGTCGTCTCCGCGACGAGCAGCGGTGCCACGCTCGACACCGTCTACACGTTCCAGGTCGAGGACCTGACCGCGCCGCGCGTCGTCTCCGCCCAGGCGACGGGGCACACGACCGTGCTCGTGAGCTTCGACGAAGCCGTGAAGCTGCTCGACGCGAGCGCCGCGGACGACGCGCTGCGCCCGGGCAACTACGCGGCCACGCCGCTCGACGTTCCCGCGGTCACGCCGACGGTGACGCTCGTGCGCGCGGTCACCGACCGCGTCGTGGAGCTGACGCTGTCGACGCGCGCCTCGCTCGGGCGCCGCTACCGCGTCACCGTGACCGGCGTGGAGGACACCGAGGGGAACGCGGTCCAGGCGCCCTTCAACACGGCCGACTTCGTCGCGCCGGCGTGCCCGAAGCCGGAGGGCCGCGACTTCGACCTCTACAAGATGCTGCCGCAGATGAACCGGCGCGAGGACGAGACGAAGGACCTGGAGAAGTTCGCCGCCTGCCTCCAGGAAGTCACGGATGTGCTCCTCTGCGAGGTGGACCGCTTCGCCGACGCGCTCGACCCGGACACAGCGCCCGAGGACATCGTGGACGCGATGCTCGCGGACCTCGGCAACCCGTTCGCCTTCGACCTCACGCTCAGCGAAAAGCGCCAGCTCGTGCGGCTGCTCGTCCCGCTCTACAAGCAGAAGGGCACCGACCCCGGCATCCGCAACGCGGTGCGCGTCTTCCTCGGCTTCGACGTGACGCTCACGCCGTACCTCGGTGAGGGACTGTCGCTCGGGGAAGCCGAATTGGGTGTAGACTGGGTGCTGGGTCCGTCGTCGTCGTTCATGCGCTACGCATTCGACGTCAACGTGGCCTTCACGCTCACGGCGGAGCAGCGCGCGCGACTTCGCACCATCGTGAAGTACATGAAGCCCTCCCACACCCACCTCGTGAACATCGTCGAGCCGACCGCGCCCACGGTCGTCGACCACCTGGAGCTGGGTCTCAGCGAGCTGGGCGTGACGTGGGAGCTGCACTAGAACGGAGCTGAGCGATGGACCGTCTGGACTACTACTTCCGACAGAAGGTGACCGAGGCGGAGCTGGACGACGGCTTCGCGAAGGCCGAGGCCGCCGACTGGAACATGGTCGTCGACGCCGACCTGACGGGCATCCACTACGGGCTGGCCTGTTCGGAGCAGGCCGTCCCGAACATGACGGTCCTGATGACCGCCGGAGCCGCGTACGACGCGACCGGCCGGCGCATCCGCATCCCGGCCAACCAGAACGTGAACTGCGCCGCGGACTACAACGGCATCTCGACGACCGTGGCGAACCCCGGCAACGAGCGCTGGCTGTCCATCTTCGTCGGCTTCGGGCGCAACCTCACCGACGCGCGCACCGACGGCAACGGCGCCACGGTGTACTTCTCGCGCGCCGAGACCTTCGAGACGCGCGTGGTGGCCGGCGTCGAAGCCGCGAGCGGCCTCGCCACGCGCCCGTCGCTCGACGCCGCGCGCATCCTCGTCGCCGACGTCCTGCTCATCAACGGCCAGACCAGCGTGCTCAACGCGGACATCTCCACGACGCGCCGCCAGGACACGTTCGTCGCCGCCACATCCCCGCTCTCGCTCCGGAAGGGGCGCGCGAAGGAGGCGGTGAGCGAGCTGCTCTCCCTGCTCGCGTCGCACGTGAACAGCGCGACGGCCCACGGCGGCGCGTCGCTCTCGTACGGAGGCGGCGGCGCGTGGGCCGACGGCACGACGAACCCGGCGACGACGGTGGAGGGCCAGCTCGACAAGATTGTCAGCGACCTCGCGAGCGCCGGCGGCGCGGCCAAGGTCTACGCCGACGCGAGCGCGGCCAGCTACCACTTCGGGCTCGCGGCCGGGACGCTCGCCTCCCAGCTCGATGCGCTCCGCGCGTACGTCGACGCCGGCCCGCTCGGCACGACGTCGAGCGCCATCAACGCGAACACGACGCTCACGACGGAGCGCCAGGTCTACGCGGACACGAGCGGCGGCGCGGTCACGCTCGTCCTCCCCGCTCCGACGGCGGGGCGCGTCATCTTCATCAAGGACGTGAAGGGGACGTTCGGGACGAACGCGCTCACCGTCGAGCCGCACGACCTCGCCGGCGCGAACGTCGTCAAGATTGAGGGCGTGGCCGCCGCGCGCACGCTCATCGCCGACTGGGGCAGCTACCGCTTCCACTCCGACGGCACCGACTGGTTCATCGACTGAACGGAGGCCGACGATGGGCGCGAAGTGGGTCAACCGCACGTTCGACACGCCGGGCTCGTACACGTGGACGTGCCCAGCCGGGGTGAAGTGCGTCATCCTCCAAGGCATCGGAGGCGGAGGCGGCGGAGGGAAGGGCGCCGGCGGCGATTCGACGTCCACGACCGTTCCGAGCAGCGGCGCGGGCGGTGGTGGCGCGACGGAGAGCACGGTCATCGTCCCCGTCACGCCCGGCGTCACCTACGACATCTTCATCGGGTCCGGGGGCGCTGGCGGCACGACGCCGGGCACGAACAACGCGGGCGACGGGACCGACACGTACATCCGTGCGCAGGGCTCCGCGCCCAACTTCCTCGCGAAGTTCCTCGGCGCTGCTCGCGGCGCTCCGGGGCTCAACGGCAACTGGAGCCTCGGCGGGCTCACGTCGCGGCTGCCCATCGCCTACAACAACGACTTCGACCGCATGCCCGGTCGCGGCGGCTTCGGCGCGTGGACGACGACGACCGTGCCGCCGGACACGGGCGCGGCGAACGGTGGCGGCCTCGGCGGCGCGTACGGCGCGCAGGGCACCAACGGCACCCGGAAGGGTGGCGGAGGAGGAGGCGGTGGAGGCGGCGGGGCCTTCGGCTCCCAGGGCGGGGCCGGCGGCAACGGCGGCAACCACAACGACGCCGGCGCGGGGGGAGCGGGCTCGCCGGGCGGCAACGCCACGGGCTTCGGAGCCGGTGGCGGAGGGGGCGGAGGCGGTGGATGCGGCTCCGCCGGTGGCGGAGTCGGCGGCAACGGCGGCGCGGGCTCCGGTGGCCGCCTCATCATCTCGTGGGTGGAGTGACCGATGGGCAAGGCGCGCGAGATTCGGCGGGTGTTCGACGGCGCAGGCACGTACACGTGGACGTGCCCCGTCGGCGTCACGCGCGTTCGGCTCACGGGCTGCGGCGGTGGCGGGCAGGGCGGCGGAGGGAAGCCGGGGACGTTCGCGCTCTCGTCGCAAGCGTGCGGTGGCGGAGGCGGCGGGGCTGCTCCGGCATACACGTTCATCGTCACGGTCGTCCCGGGCACGACGTACGAGGTCGAGGTGGGGGCCGGCGGCACCGGGGCCGGCGCGGGCGGCACGGGCTCCGACGGCAACAACGCGACGGCGGGCGCCGATGGCCAGCCGTCTATCTTCCGCGTCCAGGGCGGCGCGGAGCTGGCGCGGTGGCACGGCGCGGCCGGCGGCATGAAGCAGGACACCTACAACGGCATCGCTTACGGCGGGCCGCCGACGACGGCGAGCCGTACGGTGAACAACCCCGATTACCGGCTCACGGCCGGCGACGGCTTTGGTGGCCCGAGCCGGGCCAATCACGACCTCCTCACGTACGGGACGCCGACGTCGAGCGCCGGCGACGGCGGCCTGGGCGGCGCGACGGGCTCCGACGCGAGCACGCGCTGGGGCGGCCGCGGCGGAGGCGGTGGCGCGCGCTCCACGATGTTCTCGACGGCCGCGGACGGCGTCCTGGGTGACGGCGGCGCGGGCGGCAACGGCCATTCTACGAACGCCACGGCGGGCTCCCCGGGGACCGCGGCGACGCGCCCGGGATGCGGTGGGGGCGGCGGAGGCGGAGGCGGCTGCGCGGGTACCGTCATCGGGGCCGGTGGCGCTGGTGGCGACGGCGCGCCGGGGCGTGTCATCCTGAGCTACTTCGACTGAGAGGGAACGATGGCGCGTCTCCGATATCGCGAGTACACCGGCGGCACCGCGAGCTTCACCGTCCCTCTGGGCGTGCGCTCGCTGTACGTCTGGGGCCTGGGTGGCGGCGGAGGCGGGGGCGGCGGCTCCGCCGGCGACACGAGCACGACGACGAAGGCCGGTGGTGGTGGCGGGGGCGGCGGCGCGCAAGGCCACTTCGAGGTCCTCTCCGTCTCGCCGGGGGACGTGCTCGACTTCTCCATCGGCGCGCCCGGAACGGGTGGTCCCGGAGCGAACCCGCCGGCTGGCGTGGGCACTCCCGGCACCGACGGCGGGGACACGACCATCGAGCGCTCGGGCGTGCGGCTCGCCACGTTCGCCGGCGGCGCGGGCGGTCAGCAGGGCAAGTTCAGCTCCGTGTCGGGCGGCGGCAACGCGGTGCGCCTCGGCACGAACAACGGCTCCGACGCGGGGTACACCATCGGCTACGACGGCCTCGGGACGAACCTCCCCGGCAACGGCGGGTATGGCGCCTCCGTCTCCGCGTCGCCGCAGGATGCGAGCATCGGCATCCCCGCGGTCATGGGACCGTTCACCGACACGGTGAACTACTCCGGCAACCCCGGCACGCGGCCGGCCAACTCCGGCTCGTACAACTCCGGCGGTGGGGGCGGCGGAGGCGGGCACTCCAACTTCCCCGGCTTCCCCGCGTTCGCGGGCTACGGCGGCAACGGTGGGACGGCGAACGGGAACGCGGGCGTGAACAGCGGCCTCGGCTTCCCCGGGACCGCGGGCGCTCCGGGGCTCCGCGGATGCGGCGGAGGCGGGGGCGGTGGTGGTCCGTGCGCGGTGAACTCCGGCGGCGCGGGCCAGGCCGGCGGCGACGGCGGGACCGGGTATCTCATCGTCGCGTGGGTGGAGTAATCGCGCGCGCTTCGATACACTTCGCGGCGTGCAGGCGTTCCTCACCACCATCGCGGAGCACGGGACGGCGGGGCTCGCCATCGCGGTGCTCATCTACTGGCTCCGCGAGAAGGACAAGGAGCTGAAGGAAGAGCGCGCCGCGCGCATCAAGGACGCGAAGGACTACACCGACCTCGCGCTCAAGCTCCAGTCGGAGGTGGTCGCCGCCGTCCACAAGCTCACGGCCGTCTTCGAGGAAATCAAGCGGACCATCGGACCCAACCGCGACCGGCGAGGGTGAGCATGTCCGAGGACAAGAAGCCGCCGACCACGCCGCCCGCCGAGCCCCCGAAGCGCCGGAGCAGCGGCAACCATCCCGCCGTCCGCGACTACCGGCGCAAGCTGGAGAGCATCAGCGACGCCGACGGGCTGACCGCTGGCGCGCTCGGGTCGCTCGACGCGGAGCTGTCCTCGTACCTGGATGAGGTCCGCTCGTCGGCCCCGCCCCCGATGTCGGAGGAAGAGCCCCCGCCGTCGAGCCAGGAGAGCCCCGCTTGACGCCGCACGCGTTCGCCGCGACCATGGTGCCCATGGACTTCGCCGCGCTCGTGGAGCTGCTCAAGAGCCATTCGTGGCTCGCCATCGCCATCTTCGTCGTCGGCGTGCTCGTCCGGCTCACCGCGAAGGACTCCAAGTTCCCGGTGAACGTGCCGGAGCCGTGGCAGCCCGTCCTGACGCTGGCGCTCGGGACGCTCGCCGACGTGCTCCAGGAGGTCCACTCCGGCAAGCCCTGGAGCGTGGCGGTGAACCCCGCGCTCATCGTCGCGCTGGGCGTGCTCGCCGTGAAGGCGTACTACCACGGCCGCGAAGAGCCCGCGTGGCTGCGCTGGCTCGCGCTCGTGAAGCCCGCGCCGAAGAACCCCGACCCGCCCAAGGAGTGACCCATGACCCCGCGCTTCATCGTCTCGCTCGTTGCGCTCTTCCTCGTCGGCTGCGGGGTGGGCGGCAAGGTCTGCTCCGTCGTGGACCTCGCGCACCACGCCTGCACGGTCGTCAAGTACCTCGGCCCCGACGGCAAGGAGCACGAGGTGAAGCTCACGCCCGAGGAGGCGCGTGAGCTGGCGATGGAAGCCGAGGCGAAGCAGGCGGCGCGCGCGGCAAAGGACGCCGGCGCGGACGCGCGATGAGCCGGCTCGGGCTGGGCTGGAAGGAAGACGCGCCGGACGTGCGCGACTTCGACAACGCGGAGCGCTTCGGCGGCCCCGCCGTCGCGTTCTCGCCGGCCTCGCTCCGCGCCTACAAGCAGGGCGAGCTGTACCAAAACGGCTTCGGCGCCTGCGTCGCGTTCGCGCTCGCTCGCGCCATCCACATGGCGCTCCTCGTCGCCGACGAGCGCGCGGGCCGGCCGCTCTCCGCGTCGATGCCGAGCCCGATGTTCATGTACTACAACGCGCGGCGCCAGGAGACGGTCGAGGCGCGCGAGGACGGCCGCCCGGACCTGCCGGTCATCGACAAGGGCTCCTTCCCGCGGCTCGCGATGCGCGCCGTCCAGAACATCGGCTTCTGCCGCGAGCAGGACTATCCGTTCGCCGACGGCGCGGCCGACATCAACGGCTTCCCGAACGACAACCGCCGGCCTCCGCCGCGCGCGTACATGAGCGCGTTCGACCAGCGCAACCTCGTGTACCGGCGCATCTACGCGTACGGCGCAGAGGCGCGTGCTCGCGAGGTCGCGCGGTGCCTCGCCGCCGGCTCGCCCGTCATCTTCGGCATGACCGTCGACGAGGCGTTCATGGACAACGACGGCCCCGCGGTCATCGACTCCGTCGACCTCTCCAAGAAGGTCGGTGGCCACATGCTGCTCTGCCTGGACGCCGACGACACCGGCCCGGGCATCGACAACTGGTGGTCGAGCCGCTGGCGCCAGAACGGCGAAGCGCGCCTCACGTGGGACCTCTTCGCCCAGGACCACGTCCGCGACCTCTACGCCATCGACGTCGTCCCCGCGTTCTCGTCGGAGGCCCCGTGAAGCTCTCGCTCGTCGCCGCCCTCGCGCTGCTCGTCGTCGGCTGCCCGCGCCCGCCGGAGCCGCCGCTGGACCCCGAGGACCCCAACGCGACGTGCTCCACCGCGTGCGCGAACATGCGCGAGATGGGGTGCGCCGGGTGGCTCCAGACGCCCAAGGGCTCGTACTGCGAGGACGTGTGCGAGAACACGGCGAAGGCCGGCGGGGTCGCGTGGCCCGTGTCGTGTCTTTCGTCGGCGAAGAGCTGCGACGCCGCCAACCGCTGCCGCTGAGCTAGCCTGGACGCCGACGAGCGGCTGGGCTAGGGAAGACGGCCCCATGAAAGCCCTCTTCGCCGCTTGGCTGCTCTCGCTCATGACGTGGACGCTCCCGCCGGAGCGCGTCGTCCCCCTCATCTCGCTCGACGCGCGCCGCGAGACGGTGGCCGAACGCACCGCACGCTACGGCGCCATCGCGGCCGACATCGTCGACGTCGTGTGGGACGACGCGGAGCCGCCGCTGTTCCGGGGCGACGCCGCGCGCGAGCGCACCGCCACCGTCCTGCTCGGGCTCACGCGGTACGAGAGCGACTGGCACAAGGACGTCGACGCCGGCGTGACGCGCGGCGACCACGGCCGCTCGTGGTGCATCGGGCAGGTCCTCCTCGACGCGAACGGCGAGAAGACGACGGCGGAGGGCTGGACCGGCCCCGACCTCGTCGCCGACCGCAAGAAGTGCCTGCGGGTCGTGCTCCGGATGGCGCGCGAGTCCTTCCGCGCGTGCTCGTCGCTCCCCGTGTCGGAGCGGCTCGCGCTGTACGCGCGCGGCTCGTGCGACTCCGAGGAAGGCCGGCGCCTCTCGCGCACGCGCATGTCGCTCGCGTTCGCGCTCTTCGCGCACCGCGCGCCGCCGAAGGCCGAGGCGACCGCGCTCGCTCCGTGATAGCGTCGAAGGCGCGCCGGCGCGCGCGGAGCGTCCACCCACCGCGAGGTGGGTGCGTCGCGGTGGTGGAAGCGTGACCGCCTCCGACGCGCCGGCGCTCTATGCCTTGCGCCGGACGAAGCGCGCGCCCTGCGAGTAGTCGCGCCACGAGAGCGCGTGGCCGCCGAAGACGGGCTGGACGACGCGCGCGCCGAGGTGCGCCGTCTTCGCGGCGTGGAGCTTGATGCCGGGGTGTTCGTGCATCCAGTCGACGGCGTCCTCGTCCGCGACGTGCCAGCCGTACAGCGCGAGCTTCCCGCCGACGAGCACCACGTCCTTGAAGCAGCCCGCGACGAGCTGCGCCTGAGGGAACGCTTCCAACTGCCCGAGGATGCGCGCCTGCTGGTCGAGGAACACGTCCTCGCTGGCCATAGTGCGCGGCGTCCCGTCGTGCGCGCGCGGCATCGGCAGGAGCTTCGCGTCGGCGGCGAGCCAGATGGCGTCCGCGAGCTGCGGCGAGGGAAGCTCGCATCCAGCGTCGCGCGCGAGCCGGAGCGCTTCGCCGATGGCGACGCACGGCGCGTACACCGTCGAGACCTCCCACACCTCCCCGTCCAGCTCCACGTCGACGAAGTCCATCGACCGGAGTGTACGCCTCCGGCGCTAGTTCGTCGTGCGCTGCGCGACGAAGGCGCGCGCCTCCGCCGTCGACTTGCCCGTGAGCTGCTCCAGGTCGGTGAGCAGCCCGACGAGCCCCGCGCGCAGCGCGTGCTCCGGCGTCCAGCCGAAGCCGGCCACGGTCGGGTCCCCGAGGGGGTTGAGCAGGTTCACGCGCCAGCAGGGCACGCCCTGACTGTTCACCGCGAAGCCGGCGCGGGCGGCGCTGGGCCGCCGGACGCCCGCCGGGAGCGGCATACCGCGCAGAATCGGGTCGAAGCTGAACTGGGTCATGCGGCGTCCTTCGGCGGCCTCTTCACCGTCCGCCCGTCGGATTCGGCCAGCGCCACCGCTTCGCGAATGCGCATCCGCGTCTCGTCGGGGATGTAGAGGTCCCTTGCGGAGTCGACGCGCGCGGCGGCGAGCAGCGCGAGGAAGTCCTCCAGGTACATCGTCGCGGTCGCGCGCTTCTTGTCGCGCCGGACGACCGCGACGGGGACGCGGCCGTCGCTCGCGGCGCTCGCCTGGGCCAGCGCGGCGTCCGGCGTCGAGCCCGCGCCCCGCTTGCACTCGGGCCAGAACGGCGTCCCCTCCACGTCGGCGACCTCGCCGGCGGAGCGCGCCTGTCCGATACCCCGCCGGGCTCCGGGGAAGACGACGGCGAACGCGCGCGCCGTCGCGACCTCGAATCGGGCTCCCTTCCTGCGCTGCATGGCTCCCATATCGGATTCTCCGTCCTGTTCTTTCCGACAGATTGTACAGGTTTACGGGCTGCGGCAAAAAAAGAATGCTCGGAAGACTTGCAAGAGTCGAGAGAATCCGTATGCTCTCTTGGGTCGGCGCAAACGACGCCGCGAAGGAGAAGACGACGATGAAGCTTTCCCCCGCTCAGCTCCGCGCTCTCGAATCGTTCGCCATGACGGACGGCCACGGCTTCGGGGAGTACAGCGGCATCTCGCGGTCCACCGCGTTCGCTCTCGCTCGGGCAGGGCTCGTCATCATCGGCTCGACCACTACCGTTGCCGGTAACGTCATCTCCAAAGCGCTCGTTACGCAGAAGGGCGTCGACGCGCTCCGCGCCGTCGGCTCCGTCTTCTGCCCGCGTTCCTTCGACCCGGCTTACCGGCCCTTCGGCTGGGTGCCCTGGGCGACGGTCCCCGCTGCTCGACGCGGCGGCGCGCGCGTCCCCGCCGCGCACTGAACGCCTGACGCGTTTCGCGTTCCGTAGGCTGCCCGCGCTCGTCGCCGGCGGCCTCGACGCATCAGAAGCGCCGGCGCGTCGCCGCGCGCGAAGCAGGAGACGACGATGGGAAAGACCACCGCGACCGCGAAGAGCACCACCACCACCCCGAAGCCGAAGGGAACGCCGGCGAAGCCCGCGAGCCCGGTCGAGGACGACGACCCCGTGGGGCCGTCGTACATGGACGACGACGAGGACGACGACACCGACACGGCCGCGCCCGTCGCGCGCAACGTCGGCTCCCTGCTCGGGGGCTCCGCGGCGGCGAAGCCGGCGAAGCCCGTCCCCGCGAGCGCTCGCCCCGTCGAGACGATGACTGCGCCGGAGCCGACCCCGAGCGGAACGCAGGCCGCGCGACCGCACGCGGCGAAGGTCTACTGGGAGCAGGCCAAGCAACTCGGCCCCGCGCACACGACCGCGGTGCTCCTCCGCAAGGCCGCGGAGAAGCTCGCGAAGCACCGCGACGTGGTCGCGAAGTGGGGGGACGGCGAACACGTGGCGCTCGCGCGTGCTCGGCTCGCTGACGCGCTCGTCGCGCTCAACGACTCCGCGAAGTCTCTCCAGGAGCTTCCCGTGGGCTGGACGCCGCCGACGTCGAGCAGCGGCGGCAAGGGCGCGCCGAAGACGCTCCCCGCCGGCGCGCAGGTCGCCATCCGCGAGAACGTGCGGAAGGAGTACGAGGGCGCCTTGGAGCCGGCGGAGATGGATGCGCTCTTCGTCGTGAAGCACGAGGAGGGGAAGCCGAAGGTGGTCTGCCGGACGAAGGACGGCGCGCGCGCCATCGTCTCCCGCGGCCACCTCACGGTCGTGAACCCCAACCCTGCTCCGGCCGGCGCGGCCTCCGACGACGCCGCGGAGAATGGGTAACCCACCGGCCGGAGAAGCCGGGCCGGCGCGGCTGGGATGTCGCGTCGAGCCCGGTTTTTCCGGCACTTCGCTGGCTAGAAAAAAAAGACTTGCAAGAGTCGGAAGAATCCGTAAGCTCTCTTGAGACGCGGAGAGAATGGCTCACCGCGGACGACGAAAGGACGACGACCATGAAGGCTTCCCACCACATCCTCCACGCGGCTTTCTTCACCCCGATGGGCGGCGGCCGCTGGGGCCTCCCGCTTCTCGCGGAGGGCGAGCCGGGCGGCGGCAAGACGAGCATGGGCGAACAGTACGCCGCCCGCCTCGTCGTGAGCGACGGCTCGACGTGCCCGACGAAGGTGCTCTCCCCCGGCAAGGACGGTGAGGCGGCCTTCGGCGCGGTGCCCGTCCCGACGAAGGGCGGCGTCATCGGCTACCCGCGCCCCGACTGGACCGTCCCGATGGACGAGGGCTCGGAGGAGAACCCCGACGGCTTCGGCTTCGTCATCCTCGACGAAGTGACGACCGCGCCCCCCATCATCCAGGCGCCCATGCTGTCGCTGCTCACCGGCGGGCACATCGGCTCCTTCCGGCTCGGCAAGCGTG